TTTTTTAATAAAATAGAGTAAAAACCGTCAAAACCGTCAAAGTATTTGATAATCAATAAGTTACGATTTTGAAACCGTCAGAAAACCGTCAGGATTCTGACGAAAACCGTCAGCTTTGGCTTAAAAAACTGTGAGATGTATATAATTTGGGGGTAATATACTACTATATACGTGCGTGCGTGTATAGAAAAACGGTTTTATTTTTTGGGGTGGGGGTGTTGTTTTGGTTGGTCTTGGTGGATTTTTTGCCGTTTTTGTGGGGTGTGCTGTGGGTGTTGGTGGTGGGTGCTGTTTGTCGCTGTTGTTGTTTGGCGTTGTTTTGTGGTGCGTATCCCTTACCCCGCACCCGTACCCCGTACCCGTATTTTTTAATATTAAATTATCCGTTTTAAAACGTTTAAAAGTATTTAAACACCCTTAGAAAGGGAATTATATCCCGCCCCCATTTAGCCCAAATAAATAAAAATATTTTTCTATCTCTGTTATTCCTCTGTTAAATTGGTGTAAAAAGTAATATATTTTGTTTAAGGTTGCTAAACTTTTTTTCTCCCCTAGCGATCCTCTATTAATTAGCAAATCAAAAAGGTTAAACAAACCACAGTTTAATTTGGTGTTGTAAAATAGTTGTTTCTATATTAGCTGTCGAAAACAATAAATAAATAATACAATGCTTAAAACTAACTCAAAGAAATATTTAAATAATATTCAAAATTATATAATTGATTCAATAGATGGCGAAGGCTACGACATCAAGACAGAAACACCAACCGAAAAACTACAGTTTTTATTTGATTGTTTTGAGGTAGAATTTAACTATAAAAATAATAAATTGAGATACCCTAATTTTCAAAATAGGTTTGCAAATTGGTTGCAAGGTTTACCCTCTTCAATTAGTATTCCACACCAATACAATAAAATCTTAGAACTATCTAAAAACTTGCTAGAGGTGGACACGTTAAGCGAAAAATTAGAGGATCAAATTATTAAAAATTACTGGTCATTTATGGCCTTCCACATAATTAAACTTAAAAACAAATGAAAGAATATAATTTACTATATAACAAACTAATAAATAAAACTATAACTAAAATAGAGGAAAAAAGACTGTTTGAATTAGCTTTTGGAACAGAGTTTATGAAATCAAACGACAAAGGAACTTTAAAAGAATATAAATTATGAATATTAAAAATAAAATAAACTTTATAAAAAGACACATAAAGCACACTCATAATGAGGTAGATTTTAAAGATTTAATGTCATTCAACGAACAAGAAATAAATGAAATTTACGAACAAATAATTGAAGACTCTTTGTAAAACCTATAAAAATAAAACAAATGAAAGAAACTAAATTATACATTGTTTTAGATGAGGAAACACTAAACACAATGAAAGGAAAAGGAAATAAAACTGCTAAATTCAAAACCTTTAAAGAAGCAAATAATAGAGCATCTGAAAAACTAGAAATATGGACAGTTGTTGAAGTTTGGTTTGAACATAGTTGGATACATCACAGAGTAAAAGAATTAAAAGCTCTAGATACTATATAAATTTTTATTATATTAGCTGACGAAATTAATATTTAAATAATACACTATGTTAGAATATAAACCTATAAAAAATCTACTCTCTAAGGGTGGGAACACCAAAACAGATAAGAACGAATTTAAAACTTATAATTTAAGTTTGTCACCTTATACCCATAATAAAAAGGGCGTGAACATATGCCCGAAAGCGTCTAAAGGTTGTGCAATGGCGTGTTTAGTTCAGTCGGGCAGGGGTAAATTTAAAAATGTCTCAGAGGCTCGAATTAATAGAACAAATTATTATTTATATAATAAACAAATGTTTCTTTTTCAATTGGCAAATGAGATTAATCAAATTGCCTCAAGTGGCGAAAATGTAGCTCTGAGGCTTAACACGTTCAGCGATATAGATTTTGTTTATCAACTAAAAAAACATTGCAACGTTGATTTATTAAATGATCCTTTATATAAAAATATTATTGTCTATGATTATACGGCTATAATTGGTAAAGTCAAAAAATATTTGGGGACTAGATACCATTTGACACTATCTAGAAAAGAGGACAACGAACACGAAATAATGGAGGCTTTAAACAGTGGGTGCAATGTGTCGGCTGTATTTATGGATAAATTACCTAAAACTTACAAAGGTTTTAAAGTGGTAGACGGTGACAAAACAGACTTAGAAATGACTAAATATAAAAACGTAATACTGGGACTACTTGCAAAAGGTAAAGAGGCAAAGCAAGACAAGACTGGATTTATAATTAAAAACAAATAAAATGGAAAATATAATAAGAAACGTACAACACTTGAGCAGAAAAATGTTCAGTAAAGAGGTTGCAAAGATGCACTACTCTAAAGACAGATTAAACGGATTCACGATGGATCAACTTCTAGAGCTTGAAAGATGGTTTAAAAAGGAAGTATTAATTAAAAACCAAATCAAATACAATGATAAATAAAGTAACAAAAGAGGATTGCCTAGATGCCATTGAGTATCTATATGGACAAGGATTTATAGAAGAAATGTCAAGGGATCAAAAATGGGCAGTTGAAATACTGCTTAAAAAAGTAGCTAATAATTATAAACTAAAATTAAATTAAAATGGGAAGATATTATAATGGAGATGTTGAAGGTAAATTTATGTTTGCTGTTCAGGGTAGCGATGCACACGAAAGATTTGGTGCAGTCGAAGAAGAATCAAACTACATAAATTATGTAGTGCATAGAGATAGTTATGCAGAGATATGTGCAGAGCTTGAAAGTATAAAAAACAATTCATCTATTGAAAAGGTAGATAAAATGTTCAATGAAAAATCAGGGTATAACGATGATATTAAAAAGGAGTTTGGTGTGAGTGAAAAGGATTTGTCAGAGTATGCAGATTATGAGATAGGAATCCAGTTAAAAGAATTCTTTGACGATCACCCTGATGTACACGAATGTAGATTTGATGCAGAGATATGAAAGAAAATAAACAAATAGAAGAATTAATAACCGAAATAGCTTGGGACTTATGGCAAACAGAGTCACGACCCAAAGAACTAAAAAGTAAATATAAATCACTAAAAAAAGAGATAGACAGTGAATTTTATAATCTAATAGTTGAAAAACATAAGTTTATAAAACAAAAATCTTTAGAAATAAAACAGTTAACAAAAGAATATGAAAGAAATAGATAAAAATAAAATGGATTTAAAAAATATATCAAGTGAAGACTTGAGAAATGAACTAGAATTAAGAGGATATTATACTGAAAATTTATGGCACGTAGAGGATGTGTTTCAAAAGTATGATTGTGAGCCAGAAGAAGCTCAGGAAATATTAAATAGTTCTTTAACAAATGAATGGATAACTGAGCAAATATTTACAACAATAAATGAAATTTCAAATGATTATAAACTAAAATTATGAATATAGAATTAAAACAAGAAAAATTAACAGTATATAAAGATGTAATAACCATTATGAATGATGGATTAAACAATGACAGAAAATTAACATCTGAGATACTTAGAGAATTAAGATTTAAAATAGAACAACTTATAGTAAGTGATTATTAAAAAAAATTAATATATTAGCTGACGAAAATAATAATTAAATTAAACAATATGAGAATAGATAAACTTTTAAAGCAACTGAAATGGTTCAATGATTTTGCTGATAAACTAGAACAAGAAGATCTAGAGATGTATTTAAAATCCTGCGAGTATGCAGACCAAAAAGATAGAGATGAAATATTTTAATAGAAGATTAAGACATAAAAGATATGTTGAAAATAGAGTACACGAAATAAGGTACGAAATATGTATGGATGCCATACATAAAGGAGATATAAACCAATTAAAAAGACATTGGTTACTAAAGTATAACGAACACTTAAAACACTTATAATGAAAGTAAGAATTATGCAACGAAGTGTGTACCATAAGTACGCAGAAAAAGAATATGAAATAGATAAAAAAAGGTATCTGGAGTATCTGGAAGAAAACGGCAAGAATGAAAATGGAGAATATTATCACGATCTACAAGACTACATTTTAGACAATGAAGATGTCTGGGTGGATGATATAGATCACGAAATAAATAAGGCGGAGTTTGTTTTTGGAATGGGTATAGATAATGGGGATTGGACAGACAAAGATCAAGACTCTGAATGGAGATACGAATGTGAAGAATTAAAAGAAGGGGGACACTTATAATGGAAGAATCAGAATGTTGTGGTGCAGAGATCAAATGGACAGATATATGCACCGAGTGTGGCGAACACACAGAACCAAGAGAATTAGAGGCTTGGGGACCGAGCAATGAGCAAATAATTAAATGGAAAAAAGAAAATAAAATAAAATGATAAAAGAAATAGCAAACGTAATAATCAGAAATGAATATACGGACTTAACAGATATAAGTTTATATAGCTCGAGATCTGCTGATGGATATCCAATATATGTATTAAAGGATGAAAGTGTAGGAAGGATAGTAGAAGAAGAAAATATATTTATAAAAAAGGATGACTTAATTGATGTGTTGGTAGGTGATTATATTGCAGGATACAGCTCTATGCTTGAAGTATATGTAAGTAATGACTTAATAAAAGAAGTCATTGATGAATTAGAATTCTTACTACTTCCAGAAGAGGAGTATGAAGATGAAGATCGAAAGTATGACGAGTATAAAGATGATAAATTATGAAAGTATTAGAATTATTTGCAGGATCACGAAGTGTGGGTAAAGCGTGTGAAGAGTTAGATTATGAAGTTTATTCTTCTGACATTAATGCTTTCCCAGACATAGACTATGTTACAGACATCAGAGATTTTGATATAGATAAAGTTCCTTTTGTTCCTGATATTATATGGGCAAGTCCACCTTGTACTTATTTTAGTGTAGCTAGCATTGGAAAGCATTGGAATAAAGACCACACACCAAAAAGCGACAACGCAATGTTTGGAGTAGAAATAGTGAGTGCAACTTTATATATAATAAATGTATTTAAAAGTATGAATCCTAACTTAATATGGTATATGGAAAATCCAAGAGGAAAATTAAGAAAGTTAAGTGTAGTGGATGGACTGCATAGAAACACAGTCACGTATTGTCAGTATGGAGACACTAGAATGAAACCAACTGACGTATGGACTAACAATTTGAATTGGAAACCCAGACCAATGTGTAAACCTTTCAAATATGACTACAGCTCTAACCCTGAAGGAGAGGTTATAGATAGACATTGCCATCACGATGCCTCACCAAGAGGAACTCAAACTGGAGGCACACAAAAATTAAAAGGAAACCACGAGAGAAGTAAAATACCTCACGAACTATGTATAGAAATATTAAAATAAAGTTTGGGTTGTTGGGGGTGGTTTGGGCTAACCCAAACTATTTATTTAAAAATAGATCACTTTTCGTACAGTTTTTTACAGTCCGACCACTTTCTGACCACTTTTTAACAGTTAAAACATAAATTATGAAAATATTAGTAGCTTGTGAAGAAAGCCAAGCAGTAACAAAAGAATTTAGGAAGCTAGGTCACGAGGCTTATAGTTGTGACATATTAGAATGCAGTGGAGGTCATCCTGAATGGCACATACAAGAAGATGTCAGTAAACTATTAAAAGAAAAATGGGATATGATAATTGCATTTCCTCCTTGCACTTATTTAACAGTCACAGGAAATAGATGGTTCAATATTGAAAAGTATGGAGACAAAGCAATTAAAAGACATCAAGACAGAGAAGAAGCAATTAAGTTTTTTATGATGTTTGCCAATGCAAATTGCGATAAGATAGCTATTGAAAACCCTGTAGGCGTAATGAGTACAGAATGGAGAAAGCCTAATCAAATTATTCAACCTTATGAGTTTGGCGATCCTTTTGAAAAGAAAACTTGTTTATGGTTGAAAGGTTTAAAAAACTTAGAACCAACTAATATTGTTAAACCACCTGAAAGACAAAAATTTAAAAGTGGTAAAAGTATGCCTAGTTGGTATGCTGATGCCTGGAAACTACCAAAAGAAGAAAGAAGTAAATTAAGAAGTAAAACATTTCCTGGAATTGCCCAGGCAATGGCAAAACAATGGAAATAGTACACTTTTCGTGCAGTTTTTTACAGTTAAAACATAAATTATGAAAATAGATATAAGATCAAAAGAAAGTTTATATGTTGAATTGAATGGATATATTTATTATATTGACGATTCAACTAATGAACAAATTATAAAAAAATGGAATACGAAAGCGATACCACAATGAAAGGATTAAAAGTAAATTGGATTTCTGAGTTAATTTTAAAAGAAAAACTAAAAGACAATCCTAACCAAATGAGAATCAGAGAGTTACAACTTTTATGGGATAATTTACCTGACTAAATTTGGATATTACATAGACAAATATTATATTAGCAAACTAAAATGGCACAAAGCAAAAGACAATACGAAAATTTAATTATAATGAATAGTCACGATTTTTATGACTATGAATACTACAATTTAATACAATCAAATGACGAAAGAAGAAGCACTTCAGAAAATAGAGAAGGTAGTGTTGGACAAGCTCCAAGTACCAGTTGAAAAATTATTTCACAGCTCTAAAAAAAGAAATCACATTGATGCAAGGCAAATTTTTTTCTACTTATGTAAAGATAGAAACATAAGACCTTGTTACATTCAAGACTACATTCTTAGTGAACACAATCATAAGATGGCTCATTCCAATATATTATATGGACAAGCAAAAATTAAAAACTATATGAGAGTGGATGCTGATCTAAGAAACCTTGTAAAGGAATTAAAATGTTCAGTCTAGAGGATATCTGGAACCAAGCCACCAACACTAGGTCAACTGTTTTTATGGATAACAGCAAGTTTGAAAAAGCTATTCTCCATAAAGGAATTAAGATGACCAACGAAAGAGGTACTTATACAATAGTTAAGTCATCAAGTCCTTACTACGATGAGATAGCTGATGAAGAGTATGACGTATTTCTAGAGAAGGGTTGGGTTATAGGCAGATTAAATGTCTTAATGAATGAATGCGAAGAAGAACTAGATAGTTTATTTATAAAAATTAGGAATTGTTACCAAGATAACAATCGAAAGTCTTTACTTTTCTACAAAACACGAAAAGAGAAGGTACTAAGTAGGTACAGTAAATATCATAAACAATTAAATCAAATCAATGGAAAAGTTAATGAAAATCCAATCGGAGTTAAAAGCTCCAAAGAACCAATACAATAGTTTTGGTAAATACAAGTATCGTTCTTGCGAGGACATACTTGAGGCTTTAAAGCCTATACTTAAAAAACACAATGCATCTATTACTTTATCTGACTCGGTCAATGAGTATGGTGGTATTATAACTATAGTTACAACTGCTACTATATTAGATAATAAGTCAGAGCAAAGTGTTTCAGTTACTGCGTGTGCAGGTGTTGATCCGTCTAGAAAAGGAATGGATATTGCTCAGAGTTTTGGTAGCAGTAGTTCTTATTCTAGAAAATATGCCTTAAATGGTTTATTATTAATAGATGACACTAATGACCCAGACAACACCAATGATCACAAGACAACTTATACTGAGAAGGCTAAGTTAGATATTGGAGATGACAAGTGGGGAGATTGCTTGAAGTATGTCATAGACAACAAGCACTTAGGTTTTGATGGAGTAGTAAACAGATTAAAGAAGAAGTATATTTTATCTGCAAAAGCAATTAAAACTATTAAGACTTATGTTTGATGTTAAGGAAACCCTCCTTAAGCTACAAGAAGACAAAGATTACTACGGAGATTTTGGCAGACAGTTCTTATCTAATTCAGATATTTACAGTCTGTTAAATGACCCTAGAAACTTTAGAAAGCAGTCTAAGGAAACTAAAGCAATGATAATGGGTAGATACTTTCACGTGTCTATGCTAGAACCACATAAGTTAGATGACTTTGTGATTATTGACTCTACTAGTAGAAATACTAAGAACTATAAGGACCAATTAAAAGATACTGGATTATCTATTGCTTTATTGCAACAAGAGGCAGATCATTTAGATGAGTTGGTGGAAATAATGAAAAGTAATTTAACTTTTTATGAAGCCATCTATAATAGTAAGAACCGATACGAGGTGCCTTCGATAAAAGAAATACAAGGTGCTATGTGGAAGGGGAAAGCTGATATACTTCATCCGGATAGAATTATAGATATCAAAACAACTTCTGATATCTCTAAGTTTAAATACTCTGCAAAGAAATACAATTACGACAGTCAGGCTTATATATACCAAAAGTTATTTGGAGTACCTGTGGTTTTTTATGCCATAGATAAAACAAATAAGATGCTTGGAATATTTGAACCTACTCAAGAGTTTATTAGTAGTGGAGAAGAAAAAGTAGAGAGAGCTTTAGGAATTTATAATAAGTTTTTCAGTGAAAATGCCACTGAGAATATAGAAGAGTTCTTCATTTATGAAGAGTTACACTAGAAGTCTACACTAGTTAATTTGTAGATATTAATTTAAATATATATATAGTTATGAGCAAAGAAAAAGTGTTTGCTGATGGGTTTATTTTTAAAACCCGAGATACTCAACCTGATTGGGTTGTTGGATCAATGTCTGTTAAAGTTGAGGATGCGATAGTATTCCTTAAGGATAACAACAAAAATGGATGGGTTAACTTAAATGTTAACACCTCAAAGTCTGGAAAGAAATACGTTGAACTAGACACGTTTGAACCTACCAAGAAAACTGAGGACCTATTTTAAACTATAAAAAACTGACGGTTTTGATGACTTTTTTAGAAAATATTATAATACTTAGTACTTGGTGCTTTGGCTGTTTATTTATTTTATTTTTATTTATTAAAGTCGTCAATATCGTCAGTGATATAGTAGATAACCTATAAATCGTCAAAGTATGCCAAACATAACAATATTTAAAAATATAAAGGATACCACCCAGCCTTTTCACTTACCTGTAAATGACATTATAGAAAGAATAAGAGATGGAAGATCAGAAGACCTTATTAAGAAGATAAGAACTGAAAAAGATAAAAAAAGAATTAATCAATTAAAACAAGAGTTGCCTGCTATTTGTTTTAGTGGAAAGTTTAACAAAAGAAACGATGACTCCATCCTGGAGCATAGTGGTTTAATATGTTTAGACTTCGACCAGTACGATACTCAAAAGAAATTACACCAACATAGAGAAGAATTAATTGAAGATGAGTTTGTTTATTGTGTTTTCATCTCACCATCCGGCAAGGGGCTTAAAGTTTTAATAAAAGTCCCTGCTGATGTTGATTCACACGGAAAATACTTTACTTCATTACAACAATACTTTGACTCAGAGTTTTTTGATAGCACATCTAAAAACATATCCAGGGTCTGTTACGAGAGCTACGATCCTTTAATACATATTAATGAAGATTCATTAGTGTGGGATAAAATTATTGATACTCCAAAAGTTGTTGAGAACAAGGAGATTACAATTCCTATTACAGACCAAACTAAGATTGTGGAGATTTTAGTAAAGTGGTGGGAGAAAAAATACCCAATGAGTGAAGGGCAAAGAAACCACAATGCGTTTATACTGGCTTCATCATTTAATGACTTTGGAATAGAGAAGTCACTTGCTGAATATATATTAAATGGGTTTGAGTCTCAGGACTTTAGTCTTAACGAAATAAAAAAGACAATTGATTCGGCTTATGCTAATATGGCTAATTTTGGAACTAGAGTTTATGAAGACTCTGAAAAGATAAATCAGATAAAGTCTAATATTTTAAAAGGCAAATCAAAGACTGATATCAAGAAATACTTTGACGAGATAGATGAAAAAGTTTTAGATACTGTAATTGACAGAGTTGAAGAAGAAAGTTTTGATAATAAGTTTTGGACCAAAAGCAAGAAAGGTGTTATTAAGATATTTCACGTAAAGTTTAAAATGTTTTTAGAAGATAATGGTTTTTACAAGTACAATCCTGAAGGAAGTAAGAATTATGTATTTGTAAAGGTCACTAATAATTTAATTGATCACGCATCTGAAAAGCAAATAAAAGATTTTATACTTACCCACTTGCTTACCCTAGATGATATAGAGATTTATAATTACTTTGCTGAACAGACTAAATACTTTAGAGAAGAATTTTTAACATTGTTAGACTCAATTAAGGTTTTCTTTATTGAAGATACTAAGAACGAGTCTTATATATATTACAAGAATTGTGCAGTTAAAGTAACCAATAGTGAGGTGGTTCCAATTGAATATATTGATTTAGGTGGTTACGTTTGGAAGGACCACGTTATAGACAGAGACTTCACAGAGTGTGAATCTATTGAATGCGATTACAAGAAATTCATATCGAATATATGTGCAACAGATGAAAAAAGAGTTGAATCTACTGAAAGCACGATTGGTTATTTAATGCACGGATATAAGAATTTATCTTATTGTCCTGCTGTTATATTAAACGATGAGGTAATTAGTGATAATCCTGAAGGTGGAACTGGAAAAGGATTGTTTATGAATGCACTACAACATATGAAGAAGTTGGTGGTAATTGACGGGAAAGGTTTTGATTTCCAAAAGTCTTTTGCTTATCAACTGGTTTCTGCTGACACTCAGATACTTTGTTTTGATGATGTAAAGAAACACTTTGACTTTGAAAGGTTGTTTAGTGTTATTACAGAAGGATTAACGCTAGAGAAGAAAAATAAGGATGCTATTAAGATTCCTTTTAAAAAGTCACCAAAGGTTGCTATTACAACCAACTATGCTATTAAAGGAAAGGGTAATTCTTTTGAAAGAAGAAAGTGGGAGTTAGAATTAAACCAATATTACAATAAATCATTTACTCCTTATGATGAGTTTGGCAAGTTGATGTTTGGTGAGTGGACTGATGATGAGTGGTGTAGTTTTGATAATTATATGATTTACTGTTTGCAGTATTATATGAACAAGGGATTAGTTAAGAGTTCATTTGTTAATCTTAAAATACGTCAGTTATCTGCTGAGACCTGTCACGAGTTTATAGAGTGGGTTGGGCTATTAGATGGAAAAAGTCCTAATGAAAATTTTGAAAATGGTTTTAAAATATACAAGCAAGAATTGTATATGGATTTTATAGCAGACAATCCAGACTTTGCTCCAAAAGCCAAGATGACTGTTTCAAGAACTAAGTTTTATCAATGGCTTACTTATTATTCTGTTTTTAAAACTGGAGTAAATCCTGATGAAGGCAAGGACCATAATGGAAAATGGATTAGAATCAGAAGCAAGCACGAGTTAGAAACAAATGGAAAGTTAGAGATATGATTGAGTTAGATCCAGAAAGATTACACATTGCTTTTAACAACACCTACAAGATGGTGGTTGAAGGTTGGGGAATTGAAGATGTTTTAGATGATTTAGATTTAGGTGTAGTTAATGTTGATATTCTTTTTGCTCACGATCCTGTTTATCCTGATGATAAAGAAATGATAGAACTAATGTTAGAATATTTTACAGATATTGAAGATTATGAGAAATGTGCTAAAATCCAAAAACTGCTATGAAATTTAGAGATTATCAGTTAAATATTATTGAAAAAGGGTTAAAAGTACTTAAAAACCATAAACTACTTTATTTGTCTATGGAAGTTAGAACAGGTAAAACCTTAACTTCTTTAGGTATATGCGAAAAGCTTAATATTGAAAACGTATTATTTATTACTAAGAAAAAAGCAATAAGTAGTATTGAAACTGATTACCACACATATGGTCCAGGATTTTATTTAGAGGTGGTTAATTACGAAAGCCTACATAAAATAAACGATAAGAGTTGGGATGTTGTTATTTGTGATGAAGCTCATTCAATGGGAGCTTTTCCAAAGCCTAGCAAAAGAGCTAAGACTGTAAAAGAATTAATACAAGACCATCAACCATATGTCATTTTAATGTCAGGGACTCCTACTCCGGAGAGTTTTTCTCAAATGTATCACCAAGTGTATGGTGTGCCTGGAAATCCTTTCAGCAAACATAAGAGCTTTTATAAGTTTGCTAGTGAGTATGTAAGGGTAGTGCAGAAAAAGATCAATGGATATAATATAAACGACTACAGCAAAGGTCTGGCTGAGATTGTAGAGAAAATGAAGCCTTATACTATCTCGTACAGTCAAAAAGAGGCTGGGTTTAAAACTACTATCAATGAAAAGGTATTATTAGTTCCTATAAGTGAAAAGGTTAGTGATATGATTAAAGTACTTAGAAAGGATTTAGTCTATGAGATAGATGGTGAGTATATATTGGGTGATACTGCTGTTAAGTTAATGACTAAGATGCATCAAATGTGCAGTGGAACGGTAAAGTTTGAGAGTGGTAATAGAATTGTACTTGACTTAAGCAAGGCAAAGTTTATTAAGGAAAAGTTTGATGGTCAAAAGATAGCTATATTTTATAAGTTTCAAGCTGAGTTAACAGCGTTGAGCGAGGTTTTTGGTGATAATTTATGTACCACACTAGAAGAGTTTGACAGTACAGACAAGAACATTGCTTTACAGATTGTTAGTGGTAGAGAGGGAATATCCTTAAGAAAGGCAGACTTCTTGGTTTATTACAATATTGACTTTAGTGCTACTAGCTATTGGCAGAGTCGTGATCGTATGACTACTAAAGAGAGAATACATAATAATATCTATTGGATATTTTCTGAGAAAGGGATTGAGAAAATGATATACAAAGCTGTGAACAGTAAAAAGGATTATACATTAAGACATTTTAAAAGAGACTATTTCATATGATTAAAAAAGAATGGCATTGGATGTCAAAAAAAAATATGCAACAATTTAACTTAATATATCATTTCAACCCTTATAATAACAATTGGTACTGCATACCAAGAGAGGAGTATGTTAATTACTTTGAAGGTAATCACAAAAAATGCGGATGCGGATTCAATATTGAAGGAGCTTACTTAAATTATAAAAATAAAATAAAATGACAGAGATCGAAACATTTGAAAAACAATATCCTGAATTATCTAAGGAGTTCAAGGAAATACAGCAAGAGATGTATAAATTATTTGCAAGAAAGCAAATGGATTACGGACTAAGTAATATTGCATTGGGAGGTGATTTAAAGAAACCAGAAGACAAAAAGTTTGCTTTGACAGGTTTATCCATTAGATTAACTGACAAAATAAGCAGATTAAAGAACTTAATTAGAAATGGCAAGAATTATGTTCCTGGTGAAGGTCAAGAGGATACATTTATTGATATAGCTAACTATGGCATAATTGGAATGTTAGTTGGTAGAAACCAGTGGAAATGAAAAAGAAAGAGCTTCAGTTAATTAAAGAGTTAAACCTTAAATACGAAAGAGGTTTAAAGCCTACAGAAAATGAATATGAAGCTTACGATGCTTACAACGACATCTCTATCATAGAAATTAAAGTTAGGGATGTTGTTTATAATACTCACTATATACAAGTAGATAAGTTCTACAATCTATTAATGATTGGAGAAGCTTTAGAAAAAAAGCCTTTTTACTTAGTTAAAGACGATTCTGGAATATATATGTATGATTTAAACGAATTGAAGGAAGAAATTATCACCTCTGATATTGTTCCAAAGTTTGCTCCTTACAGAACAGAGTTTGAAAATAATAAAAAAATTACCAAGTATTTTTATGAGTTACATAAATATAATTCACTACATTTATAAAGATGAACTTTAATAGACAAATTGAAATTTTGGTTAAAAAAAATCCAAATGATTCTGATTTAGGCTTTAAAGTTAGAATGTTATATAGTGAAAGAAAGCGCAATTCAATCAAAAAGAATAAAGCAGCTAGAAGCTGAAGGTTATTATGTCATTAAATTAATTAAGACTAATAAAAATGGCATACCCGACTTGGTTGCAATACGAAAAGACTCTGTTTTATTTTCAGAGATTAAAACAGAAAAAGGAAAGCTATCTAAGCTACAGGAGTATAGATTAAAAGAGTTAAATGAGCACGGATTTGAGACAGAAGTATATAGAGGATAGAATATTTGATGTGGATGAGGGGTTTATTGACAAGCTTCAACAGTCTTTCTCTATGGTTCAGTCAATGGCTATTGCAAAACTTATTAATAAAAAACTAGACAACCTTAATCCAAATCAAACCACTACTTATGGTGGTGTAATACATAAGCCAGAAGCTACTTTTTTTTCTGTTGATTGTGTTAGATTAGACAAAAACATATATTCATTCACTGATGTTAGAGAAATAGATAGTGATGAGTACTTAGACTTAATAAACTTAAATTTAAACTTAAATGAATCTTGATTATAAATTCCAACACATTATTACAGAAAAGGATAAAAAAAACATATTATTTAGACTAGTTAAAGGAGAGAAATTACAAAGAATAGCAGATAGGTATGGCTTGACTGTTGCATTCTTAAGAAGAAATTTTAACCACTACATTAAAGATTCTTCAGTGGAAAAAGCAAAACTAGGATATAAGAACGAGCCTTATTATAAAAACGAAATGGATTACGGTTCTATGCCATCATATAGCGTAGATGGATTGAGTGCTCCAGAATTAAAAATTTACAATGAGATATAAATTTGAAGACATAGAAAAGATATTAGAGTTCAAAACCTGGACCGATAAAGACAAAATAGACGAATTATTGAGAATTGATTGCAGTTTGTATGCGCATCTAGGTATTGATTCTACAAAATCAGAAAAGGAAGAGGTGAAGAGGAGAAGTGTTGAGATATACAGAACAATTAAAACAATAGATAAAAAATTAGGAGACGAGTTTTTATACTCAGAAGATTTAAAACAATGAAACACCACGTCACATACGTTAACTTTATAACTAAGATGATCAACGACACTACTGATGACATTTATGAAAGTTTAATGGATAAAAAGCAAGAAGAATTAAATAAGTCTTGCAAGAATCTAATTAAAATTTTAGATGAGTTGGTAGATCAAGAAGGATAGTGTTCTTCTACGTGACATCTTGAACAGAGTACTTTACATTTATCTATTTCTTCTTGAAGTTTTTTAATGGCCATTCCTCTGTGTACGCCATTACTTACTTCAAACTTCTTATTATCTTCGTGGTGGTGAAACTCAAGAGCTTGAGTGCAAAATCTAGGATGTGTTTCTTTAGAGTATCCGCAGGACTCACAGGCCATTGTCTCTTTTAAATCCTTAAGCCATTGTTTGTTGACGTATCTACGATGTCTTTTCTTTTTACCGTAGCATTGAGTGCATTGAAGTCTTGAGTATCTCTTACCGTTTTTTACTCCGGCAGTAGGAAAGTTTGATTCAGGATGTGTTTGATTGCATATGTTGCAAATCTTCATCCTTCAATATAATAATAATTATCTACTTGTGGATAGTTTAATTTCTTTTTTTTGTTTTTGCATATCTTTAATGTTTCCTTTAACTATGCTTGAAGTTTCAGAAGGTAAAAGACCTATAGAGTATAAAAAATAAGCCATAAAATTAATTTTAGCAGCATCTTTATATTTAGGATCAATTTTTTTAACTTTACCTTCTTCTCCCATATATTCTTTCTGATACTCTCCTTTAGCAGCCATTCTGCCTAGATCATATAACACCCCTGCGTTTTTAATGTTTATTCCCAAAACACCCATATTATCAACATAAGACTTTCTGTCTTCTGAAAATAATTGAAAAGGTTCTTTTTTCTTTGGTTGAGCGGTTCTTCTGCTAGTAGATAACTGAATTTCTTCTTCCGGTTCTTCATCAGCAAATTGTCTTAACACATAATTTGCAAATTCAATAGTTGGAACATCGGTTACAGGCAGTGGAGATATAACGTCCTTAACAATATTTCCAATCCTTCCCTTTTTTCTATTTTCTAATGATTTTAATTTAGCTTCTTCATCGTCATCTTCTAGTGTTGCAAAATCTAACATTTGTAGTAAAACTAATCCAATTGCGTTAAAAGCTACAGTTTCTGCCGCTAATCCCCCTATAGATTTAGCTGCTGAAGTTTTGTCTTGAGATGTAGATGTTTTATTGCTTAAAGTACTTATGTCACTGTACATTCTTGTTTTTTGATTTAGTAAAAAATTAGCAAAAGGTAAAAATATTTTTCTTGCTATTTGAACGGATGGCTTTTTACTAGAAAATATTTCACCCTGTAAATCAATATCGGTTACGTTCTGCTGTCTACCTACTTGTTGCTCTGCAAAATCTCCAGCTTCTTTATTCATTTTATGATTACTCCAATCAATTCCACTTGGGTTTATTCCTTGTTTTTTTAAGGAGTTAATATAGTATGACATCCAAGAAGCTCTAGCAGCTACCTTATCTGGGTTAGCTACAAAAGCTTGAAGGTAAGCTTGATTAGCTTTGTTTAGTTGATTTAATGCTTTACCAAAAATACTTTTAGCAGCATTCTCTATTTTAGAATTAGTAGACTCTAAAGAGCTTAAAGACTGCAACCCTCTATTAGCAATTCCATATCCACTGTTGTTTAAAAACTTATTGACAGCAGGATTGGTTAAAAGGGTTAATCCTTTTACAGTAGAAACTGGACCTGCATTAGACATTGTATTTACTAAAGGAACTAACTGTTTTATAAATTGAGTAGGCCCACCTAAAGCTCTACCAACACCTAATGATGAAAATTTATTTAATATGCTTAAAGATTTTTGATTTTTAGACTTTATAGAAGAAACACCTCTTTTAGCATCTACGTAACTTTTAAATCTTTCTGTAATTAAATCACGATCAGACTTGTTTGGTATTATCTTAGAGTAAGCATCTGAATTTACAAATCCTTTTAGCTGCTGAATACCTTCAGCAGTATATATATCAGTTAGAGCAGCGTTTAAATTTCTACTGTTTTGGGAATCAAACCCTAAATTAATTATTCTATTTTCTGGCAGAACAAAGCTAGGTTTTTTAGGTTTTAAAACCCCTGTTTCTTTATCATAAATAACTTCGCTTGTACCTTCAAAAATAGGATCACCTATGTTTTGTTCTGAACTAGGAGTTTCAACCAAAGTAAATGAGTCTGGAGTATAGTTTATGTCTTTACCTAATATCCTGTTGTATACATTCAAAGATATATCTGCTAACTCATTTCTACGAGATGCCCACTCATTAGTAACCCAGTCAGCTGCTTCTTTATTTAATGGGTCCACTTTAGAGTCAATATCATTTATATTTTTTGACTCTTTTAATATTTTATTATAAACCTCTTCATAAACCTTGGCTTTATTTTGATCGTTAGTTTCACCAGTTTCTTTTAGCTTATCTATACTTTGTTCTATTAATCCTTTTCTTCTTTTAAATTCTTGTTGTTGCTCTTCTAAAGTTCCATCAACAGTTCTTCTCATAAAAGCAAACATCCCTCTTTCTATATCATTTTCTGCTGTATTAAAAGCTTGTCCATTTGGTTTAGATTTTTTATAAAACTTATTGAAATAATTATCAAAAACTTGATTAGCTTCTTTATCAGCTTTAGAAGCTCCATTAGTTATCTCTCCAAAACCACTTGATTTTTGAAACTGCAAACCTTTTGACTGCCCCTTAAACATAAACTCAAATGCTAACGGGGTAGAGGATATATATTTTATCCAACCTTGAGACAATCCTTTGCTTCCTAAAAACTTTAATGATTTAGCTTCAAGCCCTTTCTTTACTAATCCTTTTGCTTCTTTTACTCCTTTATCTTGAGATATAGTTGCATTCATACCTCCTGTAGTTTGGTTGGTTGCGAAGTTGGTTAAAGCGTCTAATGCCTTCAACTGTTCAGCAGGACTTAAATTATCTAAGTCAACATTTAAAAAGTTTTGAATAATTTTTTGGTTATTAGCAGATATTTTTACTTGTTCACCAGTAAAAGGATCAATACCTGTCTTTATTTGTTTTTTTATTACCGCACTATAAGTAGAGAAAGCTTTTTTAATTCCCTTTGCGATAATGTCTGCTTTTTTCTCAGCTTTTAATTTTATTTGTTCAGGAGTTAATTTAGTGTCATCTACACTGTTTAAAATTTCTCTCATTTCACCTAGAGATAATTCTTCAGAACTTAACCCTGTTAATTCTTCAAATGCTTTAGCTTCTTGCTCACGAAGTGTTTGTTCTTGAACTTTTAATTCTTTACTACTGTACTCGTCTACTTTTTTAATATCTACCGATTCAGCTATCTTAACATCCCCTTTAAAAGTCCTGCTTTTTTTAAGTCCTTCTACCATAGATTCAGCTTGAGATATATAAGCATCAATATCTGAAACTGTTCTTGGGTTAATTCTTAAAAACTGTTTAACTGATTGAGCAACAGTTCCCTCTACATTTGGTGACTTAGACAATTTATTAATTCTTTTTTTAAGAGACTCTGCTTTAGATGTTTGTTTAGTTGTTTTTTCTTCAACTACTTCTTGTTTAACCACTTCAGCAGTAGGAGTTTCTTCAATAGTAGTTTCACTCTCTAATTGTTCTGCTAACTTTCTAAAAGTTTCACTTCCATACTTGTTAAACTTAGGATTGTTTACCTCACTTAATGGTCCAGTTGGTATAAATGTTTTTCCTGTTTCAGGATTGAATGCACCTTTAATAAAATACCCATCTTTAGCAAAACCTGGAAGTGGAACCCATTTACCTTTAGAAGCCGCACCTGTTCCAGTTCCTTTAGACTTATACATTAAAAACTTTTCTCCATTACTTGCTGTAACTTCTAGTATTTGTCTTCCATCAACAATACCCAAGTCTCTAGTAACTTCAACAGTAGCTCCTTGGTCGTCTAATCTTTGACCTAAATCAATAATATTTTGAACCTCTACTGGTATATTCGCTAAGTCTTTTCCAGATTCTACATTTTTAGTAAACTCTCCGAATACTTCTAAGTTATCATTTATATTGTCATAAACCTTAACCTCCTCATCTATAGTAGTTTCGCTCTCTAATTGTTCTGATTTTTGAGTAGTTTCGTATACAGGTAAATCAATAATAATATTTTTCTTTGTTACTCTTGGTTTACTACCAGGAGGTGGAGGAGGAATTTTAGGTCCTTTTCTTTCAACTTCCTCGACTCTTACATTTATTTCAGGATTCGCTTCTTTAATTTTAATTATTTCGGCATCTATTTCTTTTTGATTACTTGATTCAAATGGATTATATGCTGCTGTTCCCTTTTCAGCAACAGACTCTTTTGTAGCACTACTGTATTTAGTAGGGTTAGTTACAACGTTTCCATCACTATCTAATTTTGGTTTTAAAATTTTAGACTTTTCGTAAGCATTAATACCACCTAAAGATATGGATGTAGTTTCAATAACCTCACTTCCTGGAGGAAGTGTAGACTCAGCACTGGTAATCATATTTTTAAAAGCATCACCAGTAGACTCCATTTTTGCTGTAAATTTATTAGTAGGCTTACCTCCTTCATAAACTCTTGTAAATCCAACAAAGTTAGTACTCGTGCCGCTACTACTTATTATTACATCTAATGTTCCTGTATTGGGATTATTATACTTAGCTGTTTGAACACCTTTATTGTCAGGTGATGTTATATCATATATTTCAGCTTTTCCATAGGGTAGTTTTGAATCTGTATGAAAGTCTCCGAATATTTTAGGTTTTGAATCAATACGAGATTTTCGATTATCAGCTTCTTTTTCTATTACTTCTTCTTCCGTTTCGATAGAAGGCTCCCGTACTTCTTCTTCCACTTCTTGTACACTTTCGGCTGGTTCAGCATCAAGTATATCTCCTGTTTCTTGCTTTTGAATGGCATCTTTTTCGTTTTTAATAATATCCCTTACGTCTGCGTCATCTTTTTCTTTGATTTGTTCCAGTTGCTTGTTAATGGAAGCTATTCTATTGTCAATGTCACCTACTAGAGAAGGGTCTGTTTGTTCTTTTTCTTTTGTTAATTGTTCTTTTTTTGTTATTAAAGCAGCTGCTTCTAACATATTTTCAGTAATCTTAACAGCTCCTGAAGTTTTAGCTTCTGCATATTCCATTGCTTTAACTTCATTTATAGCTTTAGCAGCCTCGTCTTTAGTAAGAAGACCATCATTTACTAGCTCAGTACCTGCTTTTTCTAAGCCATCTGTGTTTTGTGCTAATTGTCTAACAACATCATTTCTTTGATTATTCGTAAGAAGTTTTTTAGAACCTATTCCAGTAGTTGCTCCTACAGTCAAGAGGGTGGTTTCATATAAATCAGCTCTTTTTAAATCTTCAATACCAGACCTAGCGTCTACCCCAGCTGCATAGTTTATTACACTATTTATACCTTTTTCAGATAAAAGAACAGGTATTTCTTCTATAAATAATTCTTTTGCGTTTTCTTTAATTAAGTCTTTTGCTTTTGATTTAAGCTGTTCTTTTGAAAAATCTTTACCCTTTTTTTTGACTAAGTCAAGTAAGGCGTCTTTAACTACTTTTGTAGACCCTAATAGTTTCTCATTGCTTCCCGCTAAACCAGAAAAAAGCCCATCAAGAGTAGCTATGGCATTACCAAATATAACAGCTTTATCGTTAGCCTCTGTTTCACTTACACCTTGAGCCATAAGGTCATCTTTTACAGAAGCCATATTATCTGCAACAGTGCTTGCAAAAGAAGCTAGTCCCATTCCTAGTTTAGGATTAACCCCAAGAGCTTTTGAGACACCCTTCCCTGATTTTATTAATCCATAAAGATTTACTAAAGTACTACCTATCCCAGACAAGCTAGACCCTAAGTCTACATTAGTAACATCATCTTCTATTAAAGCTGCTTTTCTTGCTATTTGTATAACATCACCTTCTGGAATAATATCATCTACCCTTATGTTTGTTTCTGCATCATAAATAACTCCAGTGTCAGAAACAATATATTCTTTTCCGCCGTACATTACTTCTTTTCCTTGTGTAAAAGCAGACCTTTTGACCTGGCCTAAATCTAAATCCCAAGCTTGTCCAGCATCTAAAAACATTTCAGAAATCCCAGCCAATGCTCCTTTCTTGTCTGCGCCAGCCGATGTTAGTAATGCATCAGCTTCTGAAAAAAGTGCAGCTGCCGTTCCCATTGAATATTGAACTGCAGCATTAGCCCCCGACTTTAATAAATCAAGACCTGTTGAAAGTCCTCTAGTTAAAAGACCCTTTTCTTGTCTCTCTAGTAGTTTACGTCTATCTTCTTTTTCGTCTAAAACAGCTTCTTTGTTATATGACTTTAAGTTATCTAAAAGAGTTTGAGAATCTTTTTTATTTTGTTCTATTAGAGACTTTCTTGAAAACTCATCTGACTCGTCTATTAATTCTAGATTTTTATTTAGTTTTTGAGCTAAATATGATGAAACTTGTTTTTGTATTTTCTCTTCATCTTCAAACTGTTCTCCTTCATCAGTTAATAATATGTTTTTAAAGAAGTCATAAGCCTTTGATTCTGGCCTTAAATTTTCTTCTTTCCAAATCTTAAACTCTTCAGGGTTTATTTGTAAGTCACTTAAAACTTTAGATTCTGTATCTACTGGGTCAGGTATTGTTTCAGGCTCTTCTAACTCAACTACCTCTTCTGAGGAGTCCAATAAAGTATCGGGTGTTTCCACTTCTGTAATAGACTCCGTAACTTCCTCCTGAACAGGTAAATCTGAATCTTTTTTTTTTACGTCACCCCAAGCAGACTTAAAAGTTTCCAAATCAGTTTGATTACTAATTACTTTAGAATCTACTCCTTGCTTATGTAAATTTTCTTTTATAGAATCATCTGCATTTAAAAACTGTTCAAAGGTTGTTTCACTACTAAGTAACCCTTGAGCTATATAACTTTCGTAAAGTGCTTTTAATTCTTCCACTTATTTAAGGATTTATAGGATTTCCAAACGCATCAGTTGCTCCAATTGGCACAGACCTTTCTTCTTTTACTTTTTGAGTGGCTGGAGTGTCATATTTTATAACTCCGTTATCCTCGTAAAAGTCATACCCTTCTATATCCATTTTGTATTCATCAATTCTTTCTGGCTTCAACCCTTCTAGCTCGTTCATAAAGTTAGCAATTTGAGACTCACTTTTAATTGTAACTCCTTCTAGTTTTCCGTCTTTTAGTAAAAAGAAATCAGCATTAGGGAAACTTGCTAATGCATTTGTATCGACTACTTTATCTTTAGATACAATTCTTGTGTTTGGATCATCCATTCCCTCTACTCTTCTTGTTATAATATCTACAAAAGGTTTACCAGCTTTTATGTTGGCCATCATTTGTTTAGAGGCTATTATATTAGGCAAGAATGTAGCTTTAAATCTAGCGTCATAAGCTTTTGCTTGGCCGGCTTCCTTCTTGTCTACAGCTCTTTCATAAGTTCTATCTAAGGAACCTATTATTTCTTTTCTTAATCCTTTTTTTGCGTCACTAATTACCTTGTCTAAATCAACAGCAATTGGTTGTTGAGTCTCATTGTCAATTTTAACCTGTATTTCATTAGCAGCCGGAGTGCCTAGCACCAAAGTTTTTCCTCCTGGACCAGATAAATATTCTAAAGCATCTATACCATTTGCATCACTAATTGCAGCATTAACAATACCATCAAGAGAGTTATTAAACTCTTTCCCATCGTAATTAATTGTTTTAGTTCTTACGCCATCTTTTGTAATAGTTGTACTAAACTTACCCAAACTTAAATCTGCCTTATTAATAATGTCCATATTAAACTCCTTGTTGTAGAAGTTCATAACGCCTAAGTCATTAGCAACTGGCTGTGTGACTATTTGACCATTTACATTAGTAACAGATTCTAGCATCATAGAATCCATATTCCAATCAACAGTTTTATTTGCAAGGTCTCCTAGTGTGTTTTGTATATTAGCCATCAATAAAGAAACATTTCCAGTTCCTTCTTTTAATACGTTTTCACGTAGTTTATCGTAAGAAGATTGATAATTGACTAAATTATTTTTTAATATCTGATATTGGCTAGTTAAGGCGTTTGTTGCTATTTTATATTGAGTAGCACTTATCTCACCGTTGTCATACTGGTCCTTTATTTTTTGATTGCCATCACCGACTTTTTGAATGATACCAGCATAATATTTTGTTTGGTCTGGAGTTGCTCCTTTAGGAAGTTTTTGTATTTCAGCACTAACAGCCTGGTCTGTTGCTGCTACTGCTGCCTTTTGTTTTTCACCTGCAGCAAATGCCCCACCTAGAGCCGTGGTTAAGCCACCGCTAACTGCTCCCCAATCAACGGTAGTCTTTTCAACATCTCTCTTTACGTAACCTAATCCTGGTGCTGCCATTATTGTTTCATAAATTTCTTGAACTGCATAGCAGATAAGCCGCTTGGAACATTATAATACTTACCAGAAGTGCCTTTTTTATACTCAGCATATCCTTCAGGTAAAAAACTGTTTGGATTTACACCAGCTTCTATCATAGCAGTATAATCTCCAACAACTGAAGCGGGAGCTTGTAAAGCTTGTTGTGTTGTTTGAGTCATTCTTTCTTGTGCTTCGGCAGCTTGTTGCTGAAATCCTTGTGCTTGAGCTACGTCTAAAGCTTGTATCCTAGCTAACCTAGCTTGTTCACCTTCTGCAATATCTTTTTCTAAGTTTTGAATATCTTTTCTTTTCTGCATTTCTAAAGCTTGTCTTTGTTTTGCAGACTGTTGTGCTAGCCTACTTCCTTGAGCTGCAGCCAATCTTGGGTCTTCTCCCGCAGTGACGTCTAACACAGTAGATAAGTCTTGGCTTATTTGTTCACTAGCAGTATCATACAAACTAGTATCAATAGCTCTCATTCTTTGAGTGTTTACGTCTGCACTTTGATATGCTTTGTCTATATATTTTTGAGCTTGATCTGTAGCGGTTTTCAAATCACTTTTAGCTCTAGATGCTTGACCTAGACTAAAAAGAGCACTTGCTCCTTTAGTGATTCCGCTTATAATTAACATTGTAGCTGGATCCATATGCAAATATACTAAATTACGGGAAACTTTTCATTGATTCTGAGCCAACTGAGAATAATTCCACTTTAGAAGTTGAAGTATTAGTTAGTTCATACTCACAGTAATGTCCCATTACACCGTGAGATTCTGCTACTGTATTCTTAACGTATAGTATAAAATCACCATCACTAGGAGCACTTGCGCCTGTAATAGTTGTGTCTATAGTAACAACTTGACCAGTTAATGCCGTTACTACACCACCTAAAGAAGGTGTTGACCCATAATAAACCATATCCCCTATGCTAATAATACTACCTATATTTACCGAACCAGCAAAAGTCAGTGTAGTTGCAGTAGGTGTGGTGGCGTCAACAGTAGCTACGTTTGCTATTCCGTTGGCGTATCTCATTAGTAAATTAATATCTGTTTCTAAAAACCTAACAAACGCAAAATAATTTCCTTCTTTCTTTTCAAAATAAGTATCTGCAATACTACCCACTTGAGGCAAGTCAGTTGCTAAAGTAGCTGACCAAGGAGCATCTGATTCTAAAATAAGTGTTTTAAACAATTTATTTTCTAACGGGCCTTTGTTAAATACACTTTTAATAGTAGTGTTGTATTGAACACCATAAAAGTTGTTTCTTAGAGGGTTTGTGTTGTGTCTATACAATTGACCATTGTTAAATGTATATAAATAGTTGTTCATACCTTGAGTATACTCTGGTATAAATGAATAAAAGGAAGGCCATCCTTTTACTGCTGGGCTATATGATAAGGTTGCTTCTGCCATAATTTAAACTGTACATTCACTTACTTGAACAATTCTTCCGCTTTGTTGTCTTAACCAATACGTATCAATTACTGTTGGATTTGGATTAACATATAAATAATAACCATCAGCTGCAGGTACTGTCATAGCAGAGTTATTGTAAACGACTGTCGCTTCAGAAGGAACTGCTGCATCCAAGAAGTATGGACCTGACGTCCCTAAACCATCGCAAACCGTGCTTTCTGTTGACCCAAAAGATAAATTAACTTGAGTTGAGCTTCTGTAGTCGTATATTAAATACAAGTTAGTATAGTTAGTTGGGGTTGAATCTGGGTTAGCATAATTAAACGACCCTTCAAACACACCGCTTGAAGTATTAGATATACTTAAATTAGTACTAGCAGCTAACAAAGAAATAATACCTGCTTGTGTATTTGCATAAGTAGTGTTGCTTAGTAAGTGTAATAATCTATTTCCGTTATAAATATTGAAGTCAAATGAATCAGAGCCTGTTTTAGCTGATTTAACTGTAACAACCGCCTCGGGGGTTGGTGTAGTTCCAATAGCTACTTGAGAAGTATATACTTGATACTGAGCGACTCTTTGTGTCCCAACACCTGATCCTGTTGGTACATTGGTAAAAGTCACAGGTTGGTTAATAAGTGGGCTAGATACAGAAGGAGTTAAATTACTAGAAGTCCATTCATATTGGTTGTGTATGGTTGGAGCTAACCCTGTAAATTCACTATTCAAGCATATTTGATATACATTAATAACATCTGCAGTTGGACATTGAGTGGTAATTGAATAATCTGCAGATACCCCCACTATAGAAACTGTCACAACAGCAGTTTCAACAGAAGGAATGTTTTTATTAAACTGAAAGGTTCCGCTTCCTGTAACATTACCTGAACTAGTGGTAGCACCATTATAAGTAACTGATATATCTATATTTCCACTGGTTACATTGTAATCAATATCCGTAGTTCCCATAGAAGCACCTAGCTTAACAGTATAAGTAAAGCTTTCGGTTTGGTTACTAAACTCTAGTTCTGACCCACAGTTTACAGTCTGAGGCTCTAACGGTAATGTTCTGTTGTTGCTACTTAAGACATACTCATTCATATAAGGATCGTATCCTCCTATTTTTTGAGTATTAAAATCATCAATAAATAAATCTCTAAAGTAGGACCTCATCCCAGCCTGAGATATAACCTCTAGTGATTCATTAGAATAAGAGCTGCCGCTTAACTTAATTACTGCGCCACGCTTGGCATCCGTAAAATACTTGTCATATCCAAACTCAGCATAGCTTTCTGGATTATGGCTAATGCCATATTCTTCTAAACGAGATACTTGATTTCCTAATATACTAGGTGTTGATGTCACGTTAGATAAACCATCAGCTGAAGTAAGTACATTTTTATTAACTAATACATAAGATATCTTGTCCTCTTGTAACACTAACAAATCATTCTGCCTTGCTTTAAGTAATTCTATATTACCAAAGTCTTCGTTTAAATCTTTAAAGTTGAGTATACCTAAATTAAATTCGTTAGTTCTATTTAGCTTAGTTTCATCGTTGTATATGCCACTATAAGTGATAGAAGCATTTCTTCGTTTTTGTCTAAACTCACCCTCAGATAAAGTAAATACTCTTTCACCAATGTTGAGAGCATCTTCTTTGAATGAGTCTTGAATCCTGCAACTCTCCATACCATTGCTCCAACAATAAGAGTTAAAAAAGTTAGTAAGCACAATAGCATCTGCATTAACAGCCCCACCCTCTACAGGGGTAGAAGCTCCAAATGCTACATCTAATACTATGGTGTTAGCATCTGGTTTTTCTAATACTGTATGTTGACCATTGTATTGTGGGTTGGTTGGCGATAAATTAGTTTGTTGCACATTCACTATGTCACCAACAGAAAAGGGAGCGGTAGTTAACCCTGTACCTCCTGTACTAGTGAGTGCTAGGTTTCCACCATAAGACTGAGAAGCAGGTAACCCTTGTGAAGACCTGTAAGTATTGTTTTGAGCATTGTCATAAAAAGACCAGTTGTTTTGGTTTTGTAAGTTGCCATCGTGTAAGTCACCATTGATATTAAATACTTCATTTCCTTCATAGTAAAATTCATCTGGCGTATCTTCGCCATCTGTTTCAAACACCACCAACCCATCAGGAATATTACTTAAAACAACTTTAGCACTTATTTTTGAAGTTCCATTATTTCCCCATTGTACAATAGTTGGAAAAGAACTTTGAAACCCAATAGCGTTTCCTCCACTCACATTAAAACTTACAGAATGAATAGCGTTTGATGTTGTTATTTCACCTTGAGTTGGAACATAAGGGGTAGCATCATTAACTACAAGTGTATTGTTTAATTGAAATTTATAGTTAATTCCTTTATTTCCAGAATAATTAACGCTTGTGCTAGGAAAAAATTTTTGATCATTTACAAATTGACTATCAATCATATCTTCTAAATTCTCAGCAAAAGTAGGATATGTTTGATAATTCTTATTAGCGGTTCTAGTAATATCTAGCTTACTGTATTTAAAAAACATTTCACTTGTTCTTGAAAAAAAAGGCTCTGGTTGTTCCCTCTCGCAAGTTATTTTTATCGTAACGTTAGAGCCTTCTGGAATAGAAGTATCGGTAAATTTACCAGACAATCCACTAATAACAGTTTGAATTCCTCTTCCGAATGCAATAATATTTTTTTCTGAAGCTTGTGCTTTCTCTGTAGTAATAATATTACCTGCATCTAATCTATAATTACCACCAGGAGAAAACTTAGCATATACCCCAGGCCCTGGGTAAGTGGGAGATTGGTCATCTATGTTTGGAGATGTACTTTTAGCTAAACAAGTAGCTTCTACATAAGCACCTACAGGCCCGTTAATGTCTCTTTTTACAGTATACGTTTCTCCTTCAGTAATTTTTTGTGCGGTTTCCCCTTCTAGTTGACACCAAAACTGAGTGCTGTCATCCAAGTCTGGTTCAGCTCTAATAATAAATATAGTATCGTAATTTAATTTAGATGGTTTGATTGCGAATTTATAATACTTAGCCCAAGCTGGTGCCTTTTGACTGACTGGTATATTTACTTGAGCTCTATTAATTATTGTTGAATTAGAAGGTGGTACATTAATGCTACTGTCTAAACTTACTAAAGCAGTACTTGACCTAGCGTATTCATCCATATAAACCATAGCTAAGTCATAATCTCTATTGCTATGCAAAGTTTCTTTACCTCTGCTAATGTCAAACTCAAAAGAAGAACTTAAAAACTCAAAACCCTCAAATGATTTTGTGGACCCTGTTTCGTATACCATCATTAAAGATTGTATAGTAACTTGAGTTGGTGTAGTAATATCAAAAGCTTCTAACAATCCTGTTTGTCCTGTTGGGTAAGTGGGAGAGGGAGTAGAATCTGCAGCTGCAGCATTAGGAACAGCTGAATTTACAGGAGTTGCTGCACTACTACTTACACTATTAGTAGCGGGGCTAATTATTACGCTATTATTAATAAAGTCTGTTGCTGTTGATCCTGTAGATGCATCACTAAACGGTTTGTAAATAGGTGTTGCTGTGGCTAAGCCCGTTCCAATTAAATTTTCAAAATCCGCGCTACCAACAAAGGATGCTACATCTGGATAAGTATTAGTTAGTTGAACATTAGAACTTATAGTTAAAGTAAAACCTCCTGTTGGTCTAGTTAGGTTTAAAACAGAAGCATTTTGGTTATATATATTACCACCAGTTGCGTAGCTTTTTAAAGTAGCATTAAAAGAAACAAAAGTTCCTTGAGTGAATTGTGTTAGTCCAAAATCAAAAACAGCTTTTGAATTATCTACACTAACTGTGCTTGGGGTAGAACTCCCGTTTAATACCTGGTAGTCAGAAGAGACAAACACTCCAAGAATGGGTTCAATATTACTTTGAGCTCCTGACAAACTGGTAACATAATTTAGTTTAACATCGTTTCCGTCAGCAGACTTCATATCGTATCCATCTACATAATTACCAAACATTAATCTGTTTCCAGAGCTAGTTAAAGCTTTTGCCTTTAAGGGAACATTATCATAAAGTCTTAAACTTTCATTAGCAGATAATACTCTAAACACTTCTTTATTTCTAAAAAATATAGACTGTGTTGAATTATCAGCCCAACCTAAGTCAGATTTATTATACTTGTCAATTACTTTAATAACAGTGCTTGAACTTTCTTTATAACAAACTTCTATTTCTTTCACTAAAGAAGAGCCTGTATTAAAAAACACAGTTGCTGCATTATATGCATTAACCATTGATTCATTCTTGATGGTATTAAAATCAACTTCAACTAAATCAGGATTTTCAGGTTCAAAAGCAGGAAGGCTAAATGGAGATAACGAAGAGTACTCTCCATCTTCATACTTAAATCTATAAGCAAAAGAAATAAACTTGTCTGTAAAAAAACTTTGGTCGTCATTATCAGCACTAGACAAAGTAAAAGTAGGTGGGCTAATAGGTGGCTTAACTATAAGGTTAATTTCTTCTTCCGTTATTTGATCTACTCCACCAACAGGAAACCCATAAGACCTATCTACATTTATTTTTCTAGGTGGATTTAAATTATCTGTAAATATTAAAAACCTATCTATTAACTCAACCCCTGTTATTAAATTACTTGGGTTAAAGTTTAACACACTAGTAGATATAATGTGGTATATAGTAACAGATGTTTTTACATTGAAAGAAATAATTAAGTCAACTACTGAAGGGTCAGTCACAAACCAATAAATAGTTTCATCACTTTCATCTGCATAAGAACCAATACAAACAGCATTAGAGCTTAATGCCACTCCTTGATTAGTGATGTTAGTTAGTTTTGTGTTACCCTTAGTATTTTCTACACTCCCTATTTCAGAGTCTTCTGTTGAGCCAAGTCTAGCATTCAGTGCGTCTACATACTCTCCGGGAGGTAGTATCCTTTCGTCACTAGACTTATTCATTATGCCTTTGAAGAAAAAACTATTTAATTGCATATTACTTTATAATCTTATCTTGACCTCTTAAATTCATAAGTAGTCTTCCTGGGTGAATGTTACTCATTCTTATTTTGGCATTTCTAAGTAATGCTGATTTGCTTTTTCTGTATCTATTAACAATATACTCTGGTTCGTTTAATTTTGTATTTAATATAGAATAACTTATATAAGAGTATAAAAACTCTTCAAACATTTTATTGACAGTTACTAATGAATCATCTCCATTTTCCATACCGTCAGAAACATATTCTAATACAACTGATTTATTACCAGCCCCTGAACTAAAATTAATTACACCACCTTTTTTATCTATTTTAAAAGTAGGTAATGCATTTGCTGTTTCTGTATTTAAGCCGTAAGCACCACCAATAGAAAAGTCAAAATACCAACAACCTTCTAAACAAAAGCCATAGTATCCGTAATAAGGACTAGTTTCATTTAAGTATTGACTTCTAGTAAGGCCAGCTATTCTATCTTGTGTAATTTTAGAATTTTCAGGACTTAGTACATTACCATTTGAATCAAACAATAAGTTGCTATTATTATCTTGCAAGTAAGCAGAAGCATAATTCGTTTGAACATTTTCACTTAAAGGGAACAAAGTTCCGTTGTGATATATAGATATTCTAACCCAGTTAACAAAATCAGATGGTAGTATATATCTTAGGTTTTCGCCAACATTTAGTTGAAGTATTTTTATTTCCTTAAATGCGTCATAATTCAGTTCTTGTATAGCTCTTTTAGCGTGAAACAAAACTTGATATCTATCTACATTATTAATAAGTTGGTTGTTACCAACATACATTAACATATAATTGTTTACAATGTCCTGCAGAGAAACATACTGATAAGAACCCCAATTAGCATTCTCTGGATTGTTACCTCCGTTTTCATAATATTGATATTGTGATATATATGCCATTAGCTATTTTCTTGTATTGTTTCTAGATTCTCTTGTGTAGTTGCTGCTTGAACAACTTCAGCTTCTCTAATTGATAATCCAGCATACTTTAATATATTAACAATTAAATCTGTTTCGTCAGATAAAGGTAGTTCAAAGTCTTGAAAATCTGCTTGAGACTGGTCAAACAATGGTTGACCACCTGTTAAAGTTTGGTAAGTCCACTTAGGGTCTTTTGGGTATCTAACATACTGAGTTTGTAAATCAGACGCCCCAGATATAGTGGTTGGATAAGCAGTAACATTATTCCCTTCTAACACATAAGCTGGGTATTGTGTAGTAGGAGCTGTCAAATTAGAATTAGTTAAATAAAATATTTTATCTTGACTAACTCTCTCCACCTCTGCAATATTCTTGTTATTATAAATTGCATAATTTTCTCCACTTACTATTATGTCACTACTTAAAGTAAGTAATGTATTAGCAACTGCTGTTACATAAGCAGAAGTAGAGTCAGTAGTATTAACCACTATGTCACCTACACTTACTAAACCTGTAAAGGTAGCAGTAGAATCATCTAGTTTTCCTGCGGTAGTTCCTGTTGTAGTTCCTGAAGTTAATTGATTAGGGTAATAGAATATTTTATTAATAAGATAATAATCTAAAGGCAGTGAGTATATGTTAGAATTTACTCTAGTTAAGAATGACGTAACTGAAAAACTATCTAATACTTCTTCTAATCCCTTTTTAATATCTGCATAACCTGTGCCGGATAGTCTACCTAGTCTATTGTTCTCTTTGTTTATTTGAGTATTATACTGGTAAAAGTAATCTTCAAATATATCTAGCTGCGCTTGTTTTGCAAAAAGGTTAAAGTCAGCTGGAGAGATGTATCCGTAATTATTTTTATTCAGTATAGAAAGAACAGTATTTCTAACAGAATTTATCATCTAAAATCTTTTAATACAAAGATAAGCAAAAAAAAAGAGCCTCTAGTAATAGAAGCTCTTGTTAAATTGATTAATAAAATATATTAAGCTATTTCCATACTTGTTATAGATGTTACTCCAGTCAAAGGAACCTCAACAACAGATTTAGTCCACATTGTTTCAGAAGCTGTTTTTAAAGCTTCGTTAATAGCACCAATAAAAGCCTGTGTTGCGCCAACACAAGTTAATTTTACTTTTTTTGCTCCTGTTAACTCGTGTAAATGTACTTCTGTAGCGCTAACAAGCTCTACATATAAAATAGCGGATGCTTTGATAAATTCTACGCCATCCCCCGTGGTAAATGATAAATACTTATTCATAATAAAAAAATTTATGTGTTAATAAAAAACAAAGATAGCTTATTTTTCTAACATATCTTGAAATGCTTTGTATATCTCAATACCCTCATCTTTCTGGAAGAATGACGCCAATGTTTGTATGTGGTCATCTCCAAAAGGAATAGTTAAAAGTTTAGTCTTTTTAGTCTTGAGATTATAATAAACATCCTTACCATTGTTTCTTAAGCTTAATAGTCCTTTGTCAAATACTTTAACTACAGTATCCTGTAATTCCAGCATTGGATCATTAAGGGCGTCTAAAAACTCTTCTGGATGGTTTTTAGCAAATAGTATAATGTCTCTTTTTAATTCAGCAGTAGTCATATTATCCACTCTAAGTTCTAAGAATACCCTGCCTAAAGTTTCCATTTGATCTAAAGTTAACTCAGCAGCTTGCTTAAATGCTTTTGCCTCAACTTCTAAATAATCTACTTCTTTTTGAGCATCTGCTTCCTTGTCTACTTCTTCAAAAACAGAACCATTGTCTGGGTGGTAATGTAAAAATTCCTGTAGTACAGGGTTGTTTTTTGGAACATACAACATTCCATCTTCAAAAATAACTGGATCTAATATTACGTTTTTATCTTGCTCATCTTCAAAAGGACTCTTTTGATTAGATGCATAACGTAAAGGTCTATTGTGTTCACCATCAAAATATAATAATGGCTTTCTTCTTGTGTTTCTAGAATTAATCGTAAAACTTAATGGTTGGTGACCGTTTCTTAACTTATAGATACGGTTTTTTATTTCTTTCTTTTTTTTCATTTGATTTAATTTAAAATTTAAAAAATAGGAGGGGATTGCTCCCCTCCATAAATTATACTATTATTTGAACAATACGAAATTGTTTGCACCCATAGTACATAGTGCTCTTTCTGATAAGAAATTAACTCTCATCTCATCAACATCGCTAGTAGCAGCACCACCGGCAGAACCAGTAATCCAAGACTTATAACGTCTGTCTTCAGTTTCAGAAGCTCTGTATCTTACGTGTAAGAATGGTCTCTTAGCGTTTCTTCCTAATACTTGGTCGTAAACATTAGTTGAACCAGCTGGTACTAATACACCATCAATAGCTCCACCAACTAAACCACCTCGCATTGTAGGATCGTTAAGGTATTTCCAATCTGTCTTATAGAAATCATATGCTCTTCTAAATCCAGAAAACCCTAGGTTTAATGCCATCTCTTCGTCATTATCAAATAATCCGTAAGATGAACCACCATTACCATAAGAGTTCTGAGCAGCTAACATATCATCAATCTCGAAAGATGTTTGTCTGTTTAAGAAAAGAACATTCTCTTCAATAGCGCCTTGCTTATCTAGTCTTTCGATAATAGAATCGAAATCTCCTAAATTAGTAATAGCACCTGTAAAGATATTACCTCTAGATTCAATAGCGGCAAATAATCCTTCAGAACCTACATATCCCTCTTGCTGAGCGTTAGTTTGATTTGCTACAGGAGTGCCAGGAGCAACTGCTTTAACAGCTTCTACCATCGCAGTCTCTAAATAATCTTCAAACCTCATTCTTGTTTCGTGCTCTGCTTTTAAATACCATAGGTATCCATTAGCTCCATCTTCAGTAGATACTTCTACCCACCCGATTTGAGCCATATCAGAACCACTAACAGCGTAGTTGTCTTTGATAATAATAGGATTGTTTTCAAGAATCGTGTCAAATGGCTCTAAAGATTGATCCATTCCAGCAGTTCCTTTTTTAAATTCAGAACCATAAATGAAAACACTTAGCTTTTCTGAAGCACTACCTGTACCAGTGTATCCACCAGCTTCAAAAAATGAAACCTTAAAGGTACTTCCAGAAACATCAGACACAATACCTTTGTTAGAAATTCCAGCATAGCCAGCGTTTCCAGATATCATAACTGTTTGACCATCTCTAATACCAATATTAGAAGCAGTTCCAGAATTCATTACTTGGTTAGCAGGGATTAAAGTGTCAGCAACTGTAAAAGTTCCTTCACTATCGGCTGCAGATGCATTAGTAGTTACGTTTGTATATTTAATGTGTAATCTACCTTGTTCTGCCCATTTAATAAGGTCAGAATTAGAAGGCATCTCAGCACCTACCATTCTCAAGAAAGAAGAAAGAGTTCTGTTTCCATATCTCTCAAATTCCTTTTCGTATGTGTCTGGCAAATATTGATTTAAAAAATCAAAACTTGTCATATAGTTTGTTGCGGTTGGAACTCTAGTAGCACTTGGCTGTAGAGCAAACCCCGGTATATTTAAACTCATTGTTTTTTGTTTTTAATGTTTAACTTATTTATTTTTTGGTGACCTAATTGTCAATCCCCGCCTAGACGAGGGTGTCGTAGCCTTAACACTAAATCCTTGTTTAGATGTCACCTGCGGAGTTTGCCTCATATCTAAATTTATATTTTTAGATTTTTTAGCAGACTCATTAACAGCTGATGCCACCCCTTGCTCGTAAAAATACTTTGCGAACTTTTCAGGATTCATTGCCATTGACAACGACTTGTGATATCCAACTACATCCGATATCTCTCCTTGGTCATTAGTAAACTTTGATATAAAGTTCATAATGTCAGATTGAGACTTCTTCAGTTCGTTGAAATCGCCAGGAGAATAAACATATTCTTTATCACTGATGTTAAACTTAAAACCTTTAAATTCTTCAGTAAACAATTTATTGGTGTTTTCCTGAAAGCTCTCTGCTCGCTTTTGGGCTAAACCTTGAGCTTCCTTGGATTTCTCCACTTGTTCTTGATAAGCTTTAAACCTTTGCTGGTCTTCATCAGAAAACGTAGTGCCCATTGACTCAACAGGAACTTTATATTTTTCTTTTTGACCTTCAAAGTGTTTTAAAGCCTTTGCAAGCTCTTTTTTCTTATCTATATTTTTCTTTTTTATTTCATCTTCTGAATCAACTTCAGGGTCAGTTCCGAATCTAGAATTAAGTAAATAATCTATTTCTTCCTTGTCTAAGCCTTCTTCAACTTCTGAATAATACATAGATAATACTTGATCAGGACTTTCTTTACTATAATCTTTATTGATTTTAGCAAAGTCTTCAAATCCACGACCAGTCTCTTTTTTATACTGTAAGTAAGTTGCTACATCTGCTGGTAACTCTTCTTGCTCTCTTTTAGCAAGTAGGTCATCAATAGAATTAACTTCCTTACTGTATTTCTCTCTAATAAATGAAAGAACTTCTTGTTCACCCATTTGTGGCTTTTCCTCCACTACAGGCTCTTCTTTAATTGGTTCTTCAGCTTTAATAGGTTCTTCTACCTTAACTGCTTCTACCTTATTCTCTTCTACACTCTCACCATTTACTTCGGCTTCGTGCTTTTGTAACAACTCTTCCTCTACTTGTGCTTTTGACTTCTGAGGTCCAGAATCGTATTCTTTTACTTTAATTTCCATTTAATTTGATTTTATTATGCAAAGTTACTAATTATTTTTTTTATTTTATCGAGGTTCAAACTCTGCTAAATCGAACCCGTCTAAACTATCTTCTTTTGATTCAAAGTTAACTGGAGGTAGTTTATCTTGCCTCTGTTGAATCAACTTTGATTGCTCAGTATTTTGTTGGCTTATCCTTTCAGACTTAGCTTCTTCTCTTTTTTCTTCTCTTTTATTTATTTGACTTTCCTCAACACCTTTTAATTGCATATTAAGTTGGAACTCATACGTCATTAACTCTTGCTTAAGAGCAGCCTCATTCTTTAACTTTTCTATTTCAAAAGCTACCTCTGCTTGTTTCTCTCTCATTTTCATCTCACCCTCTAGCTGTATCTTTTGCATTGCTGCATCTGAAGCCATCTTCTGAGATTGAAACTGAGTTTGTGCAGTCATCTGCTGTTGCATAGCAGCTGCTTCTCTATCAGCATCTTGCTTTCTTTTTCTTTTAAGCTTCAACAACTGATTAGCCATCTTTAAGTTTCTAACCTCCCTAATATCAATGGCATCCTCTAGACTAATGTCATTTTTAGATAAGGCCATTTGAATGTTTTGTTCAAGCATCGCTTTTTCTTCTTCATCAGGAGCTACTTCAATAAATATTCCAAAGTCATATAGATATAAGTCTTTAATATCTTCGATTCTATCTACATTGTATTTACCTATTTGATTAGCAAACTCTTCTTTAAAATCAGCATATTCTAATAAATCAGCTATTCTTAAAGACAATCCCTCTGCAAGTGTTCTACTAATATATAAACTACCTTCTAGTATATGTCTAGTAGCTGTATTAGAATTAAGAGCTGCTAGTTTCTGAACACCAACTAATGCATTTGGATCAGGTGTTGAACCGTCTCTAGCCTCATTCAGTCCGGTTACCGCTCTAATCATTCCTAAATAATGATTGTAATTCCCTATTAATGCAGCCATCTTAGATTGACCACTACTGGTGTTTAATTGCTGTATTGGAACTCTAGCATTGTTAAACTCGCCATCTTGAGTGTAACTTCTACCAACTACACTACCTGTTTGAAAGTATAACCTTAATGCGTCCTCTGGATTATAGGCTTGTCCCGTTCCTAAATCTACTTCACTTAATCCATCTGCGTCTATAAACACACCATCTGGAACCATCTTAGCAACTACCTGCTGTAGCTTTAAGTGGCTTATTTGAATTTGATCTGCAAAAGGAATCATTCTTCTAACCAAAGATTCTATATTTCCTTTATACATTCTTGGAGCACAAGCCACGTAATTAGGCATAGCGTGTTGAGAAGCTGACTTAGGTCGAACCATATTTTTAGCCATCTCCCATTTTAACATAATATTAGAACCGGCTACCATTATTCCTTCATACCAAACTTCAATAGTTTTTTCAACTCTCTCAAACTTACCCTCCTTCATCATATCTTCAGGCGGATTGAAAGTGTCGTCTTTTTCAATCATTCTCTCTCCACCACCTTCTAATATCTTTTTCTTATATACAAACTTTTTAGTAGTCTTATAATTAAAATAAATAAGAGTTGCAGTGTCTTTGAAAAATAAAGTGTTTTCGTAAAATCTATTTACGTTATAATAATCATACCAAGTCTGACTGTATTGAGATATCTTTTTCATATCCTCTCTAGTTAAACTCGGGTCAATCTTAATTAACTCAGCTATTGGAAGTGTTTTAACTTCACCCCAATAAAAACAATCTTTAAAGTGTGGGTCTTCCGTATAGCTATAAACCACGTTAGCTGGGTCTACATAATCTACTTGAACCCCGCTGCCTGGTAAAAACTGGTGTTTAGCCATACCTACACCAAGAACAGTCATATCATAATCAATTCTCTTCTTGATGTCTTGATAATGATTTTCTTCTAAAACCGTATTAATAGCCTCTTCTTCTGCAATCTCAATAGATGGTTTATATTTTAACTGCATATGTAATTGAAGTTCCTCATCATTTTCTGGAAGCTCTTCTACATCTGTCATAAACGGGTTAATGCCAAAGGACTCTTGAAAGTCAGCAAATATGTCTTTGTTTAACATATCTCTTTCTACTAACTTTTGGTATTTGTTTCTGTGCTCACTAGATAAAGCATCTTGAGCATATGCCTTAACGTGAAATAATCTGTTTGACATTCCATTAACAACAATGTCTACAAACTTAGGAAGTATTGGAACTGGAGTCCAATCTAAGTTGAGGTACGACAAGTCACCATCAACAGCTAATTCATTCTTGTATTTAGCAACAGACTGTTCGCCTCTTGCATATCTTCTTAATTGATTAAAAGATTGGAGCTGACTATAGTATCTACAGCTACCTCCACCTTTTCTAAACCACTCATATTGAATGGCCTGACCTACCTGTAATCCATACTCCATTGTTGCTTTTTCAGCATCAGTGGCAAATTGGTCTGGAAAACCTGCGGGGTTTATTAATAATTCAACGTCTTTCATTTATTTCAGTAATTCGCTTATATTCCCCTTGTTAGCATATCTTGCAAAGTTAATGCTTATTTTTGACTCTTTTTTGACAGGAGTATACAAATGTTTTTGATTGGCCATTATAGCTAAACCAGAGCTAATTGAAGCATCGAATTTAGTTCTTTTATTTATGTCAAAACGAGCCCAGTCTTCTAGAGTTCTAGTAAAATACATTGACCCCATATCATCCATTGATCTAAACTGTTCTGATAAATCTAGACCAACATATTTTTCTACATAAGACTCAATAGCAGATGCGTGAGATTGCTTAACATCTTCAGAAGTGTTGGGTATGCCACCTAGTTCTTTTTCTGTTTTAGACAACTTATTAAACTGTTTATCTGGTCTGTTCATACAAAACCCCCTATACCCTCTGTTTTTAAAATGATACAAAAGTCTTGGTTTGTTATTTTCACAAAGTATTGGCATACCATAAAACACACAAGCCATCAAGACTTCTTCAAAAAATATCTCTGCGGTTTGTGGTCTAGCTACATACTCTAAAAAAAACTCATTACTTGGAGCGTCATCCATATTAAACTTAGTCATTCCGTGTAAAGCACCATTAGAACCTTTTCCTCCTACCGTTCCAGAAATATCATAACTATCACAACCAAATGAACCAATATGCTCATTACTAGGGTAATACTTTCCGTTTCTCAATTCTTTTCTATTCTGAAGTTCGTATTTAGGTATCCAACTAACTAAAAATCTCCCACTCTTATTTGGGCTCCATATTACTCTAGAATCTTTAATACCATTTTCCCAATGAAAACTACCTCTAGTTAAATACTTAGCTTTCATTAAGCCATCATTGTAGTCTATCTGTTGATATATCTTAGTTAAGTTAAATAACGACTGTTTGCTTTCATCTCTAAATGCGTGAGACTCAGTCCTAGGAAATTGTCTATAAAACTCATTTAATGCATCTGCATCATTTTTTAAAGAATCAACTTCATTTTCCCAATAGTCAACAGCTCCTGTAGTAATATACTCACCATCATTTCCTTGTATAGGTTTGTCAGGGGTTTTTAAAACAGGCATACCAAACTTATCTATATATCCTTCAAAATTCCATTCCATAGGAATAAATAAAGAATACAATCCAGATTTAGTTTGACCATTAGCATTTCTGTTTTTTACATCAGAATCATAGTATAGCTTTTTAAAATTAGCACCACCTTTATCTAGTGCATTAGAAGTTGAACCCATCATACACTTTCCAATAACTTTACTACCCAACCTTAAACAAGTTTTTGTAACTCTCCAATTATTGAGTATGTTCTCAGGCTTTTCCCATTTACCACTTTCATCGTGTATTAATAATTGAAGCTTCTCTCCATCATAAGAGTTGTCAGAAGTATTACGCCAATCTATCGTGGTGTCTAACCCTTCAAGTTCTTGATTATCAGATAGATACATATTACGCTTAGTAATTTTACTAGCAGGAACACGATAAGATAATTCTGTCTTTGGCTTGTCCATACCATCTTGAATAGGTTTAAAAAAGAAAGGGTAATTATTAGATATAGGAACTATTTTATCTGTAAACATTTTTTTGGCATCAGTTCCAGTTTTAGATAACACTCCTATTCTTGCGTCTTTAGATATAGTGGCAGTATTTACAGTTTCAGATGAGCCCATAAATGAAAATCCAGAACGTCTTATTTTTAAGTAACACATTCCAAAACTTCTTTTATCTGCTTTACAAGCTTCCCAAAACAAAAAGAATATTCTATTAGCTTCCCTAAACTCAGGATGGCCTACATCAATTTTAGTCCATTGCAAATAACAATAATGAGTACCTGTAATATAGGTAGGATTGCCATTATTATTAAACCAAAAACCTTCTTCTCTTCTATCAAATTCCTGTTCAATATAACTCACCCAGGCATCTTTGAAGTCAGAAGACATTTCGTTCCATTGAAATATAGACTTTATTTTAGATAATGATTTTGGATATTCAAAAGGTTGCCAACATTTTTCTTCATTAGAGTAATACTTGACGGGTGTTTTAGGTAATCCAATTCTCAACCCTTGAACTTCATATATATCACCTAGTGTTCCATCCTTAGAGATAACTACAATATCGTATTTTTCATTGTAGCCATATTCCCAGTTTTTGGCTTTATTTTTCTTAGCCATTGCTGTTCTTGGAACAACATCTTTTAAAACTTTATTTAGACCTTCTCTCTGCAAAACCTTGATTACTACTTGTTTTATTTACACTGTTCAAAGCTTCTTCTTCTGCATCAATACGATTAAGTATTTCAAACGCATCAAAAATTGCTAGTTTTTTTGTAGCTGCTGCATTTTTTAATCGGTCTGCTGCTAGCTCATCATCTGGGTCAGGCTTAATAATTTTTTCTTGAGCTACTTTTATTAATTGTTCTACCGCTGCTCTACCAGCTTTTATTATTTTTAATTTAATTTCTTTACTCATAACGTCATTGTTATATTCTTAGATTTCATTCTATATAGAGTTTGATTATCTATTTTAAACTCATACTCAGACTCTGGCTTAAAACAAACTTTGTCTCCTTTTTTTACACCTAAAGAAGTTAACTCTGGATTAGTTATTTCAATAGTTCCTGTAAGGGCTTGATACTTATCACTATTAAATATAACAGATTCTTCTTTAGAAGATGGTTTAATAAAGCAATAATCCAAATGAGATTTCCATTTACCATCTTGCTTATACATAAAAAACTGATTAGGCTCTACTATAAATAGATTATCTTTTAAGAAGCTCCTGCCACTTTTTTCTCGACCTTTCATATCGTTGTAATACTTAAACACGTTGTGGTGTACTACTAATATGTCACCTACCTTTATTTCACCTTTGTAGTTAAGTGGTGTTGCCACTACATTAGCAAAACGATTTGAGACGGTATGGTCCTCTTTAGAGGAACTAGTAATAAAGTCTACGCCTCCTATTTTTTTTACATTATCGTACCTGGTGTCATTAACCGGAGTTACAATAAAACCAAAAGGTGACTTCATACTAAAAATTGATATTATATTCTATAGAAACTGGAACAGTGGCATTAAAACTTTTCCAAAGAACAATTTCATTTTCTCTAATAATCCAAATCTTAAAACAATCTTTTTCGTGTCTTATGTGGTGTATGGTATAATTACCTCCTAGAACATCTTGTCCAATAAGGTAGTGCATAGCCCCAGACTTATAGTCAGGGCCAACTGATATTTTTCTAATTTCCATTTCATTTAATTTTAGTAAGTTTTATGATGCGTAGAAATGTATTGATACTCTTTTTCTACTAACAGTAGTGTTTTCAATATCTGGAATACTAGTAGGAAAAGATGTAGTAAGAGAAGTTTCTTCCACGCTTACAAGATTAGAACCATAAGCGGTTGCAGCCAACATAGTGTTAGCTGTGCTAAATGCTAACATAAGATTTTGACCGGCAGTTAAGGAAACTGGAGTATCATCTATTAAAATTTCGTTAATTCCATTAGCTACACCGGTTAATTTGGTAAAAGAAGCTAATCTAGTAAAAGAAGATGTTTGCATATCACCTGTTGTTGTAGAATATAAAGCTGCATATATCGGGCTTGTGCCTGTGTTTACAAAAACTTTTATATATGATAAAGTAAAATCTACGTCACACACTAACATTGTATAATATGTATAACTTGCAGCACTCAACTCATTGGCTTGGTAAATACTTAATGGAGAAAACCCTAAACTAACGCCACTTCCTCCTGTAGCAGCAGCCCACGATGCTGTAGTTCCGTTAGATGTTAACACATATGTGTTAGCTCCTATACCTAAAGCAGAAGGAACGCCATTAGCATCACCCAACCAAATACTCCCTTGAGAAATGTTAGGTAAATCGTTTGACCTACCAATAGCTGTTATTTGTAAAGTTCCTTGAGCACTAGCATTTAAAACTATAGCTATATTTTGTATTAAGTTTGTTCCTTGAGGCTTGATAGATGTTAAACCTCCACCAGATGCTACGTATATAATGTCATTAACTAATGGATTAGGCCCTGAAGAAGGAATCGCATTTACATCTATTTGGTCTAAAACTCCAACCACCATCATAGAACCTGTAGCATTTATTTCCACATTGGATTGAGCTAAACCAACACAAGGCATTTTAGCAGGATCTGAAGCGTCTGCTTTTCCAACTACTGCTGTAGAAGTACCATTATTCCAGGATACTATATATAAAGGGTCTCCTTTTGATATTGCCTCGTTTGCTTCTATTGTTTCAATAACTTTTGGATCTACAAACTCTAAAGCTGTCGCACTATCGTTCACAGCCATAACCTTGCTTCTACTGCCTAAAGCACTTAATCCTGTTCCACCGTTGGTTACGGCTAAAGTACCACCTAATGTAAATGTGCCTGTTGTAGTAATTGGATTAGTAGTATCGCTAGTTATAGTAAGACCCGTTGCACCCCCATCCAAACCAATACTAGTAACTGTACCTGAACCTGAACCACCATAAAGATTTGCTATACTTTGTAAAGTAAAGGTCTTAGTTTCTTTAGATGATGCATCTGTACCTATTACATAATCTGTACCTGCAGGAGCTGCTTTGGTGGGGTAGGTGGTAGTGTTACTTATTTTCGCCATTTTGTGTTATTGTTCCGTGTTCTAAATTAATTACAGAGTTTTCTCCGTACTTCTTTATTAATTCGTTTTCAAGTGATTCAAATTCAACTCTTATTAAATCTACTCTTTTAAGAACTGAATTTTTCTGTATTGACAGCTCTCCTAATTGTACTTTAAGTGATTGAAACTCTGAGTTTAAATCTCTTAAAGATTTTAATTCTTTTTCTTCTAATTTCATTTGATTTAATTTATATCTACAAAGATAATCATTTTCTTCGTGATGCTGAAGCACCATAAAAATAACCAATTATACTCAAAACAATTCCCTCTGTTACCCCGATTAAATGAATCCAAATCTCTTTATTATGGGATGGTATCTCTAAATAAACAATGGCATAAACCAAGAAGGCAAAACAAGAAAGGCCAACCAAACCTGTTAAATTAAACATAAAATCAAATCGATTTGCTTTAGCTAATTCAACTTCTCTGTTTCTGGCTGAATCTCTATCGTCTACCTCTAACTTATAAAGCTCTACCACTTGCTGATGTAATGCAGCTTTTTCTTCTGGAGTTAAATCAGGATCTTGACTGATTACATTTTTAATTATTCCAAGTGTTCCACTAGAAGGAAGGATATCTCCAATGGCATCTAATACTTTAGGAGCTTTTTCCTTTAATAACGCACCTATTTTAGTATCTTTTAATTTCTTTTTCATCCTGAACAACTTTCGCAATTCTCATCATCAATACTACAAGTTCTTTCTGGTACTGTTTGTTTTTCCAGTTTCTCTAACATTTTTTCAAACTCTGACTTTTTTTCTATCATTTGTGTAAAAATAAACCTTCTATAAATGTTCCTATTCCTGTTACAATCATTGCTATTGAAGTCCAAAACTTTTTTTCTAAGCTACGGATTCTTTTTTCGTGATCGTTCTTTTGCTTGCTAATTTCCTGCAATTGATTCTGCATTACAGCCTGACCCTGTAAAAGCTGGTTTATTTTATCTTCCATAGATTTTATACTTAGTCTTATTGTTGTCGTCTTTATATGCCACTAATATTCTGTTTCTTTGAGTTTGAGTTGTGCTGTAACTAACGTGTACCCAAGAAGGGTTTTCATCTGTTCCAAACTCCCAAATTAATTGGTCAAAATTCAAGTTGTCTTTAATGAAGTGAAATACTTCTGCGTTGTTGGGAGCATTAGCATAATCCCTGTCTAAATCAATAGCTTCTCCTTTGCAATGTTGTGAAGTGGCTACATACTTACCGTCTATATACTTGTGAGCGCCCCCTATGGCTTTGTTAAGAGCTTCTGACCTATACCCACTACTAATACCAAAAGGTACGTTAAAATGCTCTCTAATCGGCTGAAATATATTCTCAGCTAATACTTTCATATTCTCAATATGTTCTTCTGTAGGTAGGTTTTCTATACCTTTTCTTTCAGCAGTTCCGCTTTTCAGCATTTCAGAAAGAGATAAGTTTTTAGATAGTTTCATTTTTTAATTCTGTTTTTAGCCGTTAACAATATTCTTTCTTCCATTTTAGCCACCTTTACTTTTAGGTTGAGGTTTTCTTGAATAAGTTCATCTATCTTTAGTTCTAGGCTGGTAATTTTTTCCGTAAGTCTTTCTATTTGATCATCTTCTTTTTTAGCGTTGATGTCAATCTTCTTCTTAATTATATTCCATATCTCCTTGACTCCAAGTGCTGAAATCAAAGCTATTAAGAGAGGTTCTTCCATATTACTTGCCTTGACCACGATATTTTGGTTTATATCCCGTCTGCCCTTTGGACGCATTCTTAGAATGTACCCCAGGTCTCTTTGTGGTTATTTTTCTTCTATACTTCACTCTCCAGGTTCAGCAGGTGTCCACTCTGGGGTAGCTAATAAAACTAGTATCTCTTCGTGAGTGTAGGTCCCTACTGGAACTAATGACCCATTAGTGATAAAAGAAGGTTCTACCTGGAATGATAAAACGCCTTCAGTATTTGCTACATTTCTACGCATTGTTTGAGCAGAAGATTGGTTCACCTGACTAAATAAAACTGAGTTCGTGTCAGATAGGTTGATTACTACATAAGTTGTTGCCATTTTTTGATTTTTTACAAAGTTAATATTTTTTACGGAGTGTTAAGACCTGAAACTGTTATTGTAGCATTGCCATTTCCACCTGATACCGTGAGAACATCTCCTATTAGATAATTATTACCACCACTATTTATAGTTATTGCAGTTATAGCTCCTCCAGAAACAGTAGTTATATTAATTGTACAATTTGTACCACTACCACCCGTTGTTGCAATATTAGTTCCAGTAGAATACCCAGTTCCTCCAGTTGTTATTGTAGCGTCACTAACTCCAGAAACTCTTGATGTAATTACCATATTAGTTGATAAAGCATTTGCTGTACTGTATGGTGCATCGCCTACTAAACTACCTTCAGACATTCCGCTTGATACTCCATTAGCTGTTGTACCTACACCGTTTGTTAAGGCGCCTACTGGCATACCTGTACTAGTTCCATTGTTACTACCTTTTTCATCTAAAACAGTCCAGTTAGTATTAAAAGAACTATTACTTCCTAACTGCCACCAGCTTACTAAGTTTGAATATGCACTATGGTTATTTAGGTTAGATGGTACTCCTTCGTTATAAATTTCTGTTACTTGTGCAGATGTTAAAGCTGTATTCCAGATTGAACAGTTTGAAATAGAGCCATCAAAATAATTACTATTATAACTTTGTGCAATTGTAGTATTCACATAAGATATTGTACCCATTGTCGTAGGAATGCTTGAACTATCAGCATTTCCATTAAGGTATATAATAACAGTATTTGAACTATATACAATTGCTACGTGATACCAAACACCAGTGCTTAAAGTAGTGTTTCCGAGAACATCATAAGCTCCTGAAGTGTCTGCGTATGTGTTAGTTGATATTTTAGAATTTTTAAAACCAATCATTCTGTCTCCATTAATTGTAGTTCCGCTTCCTAATCTAAAAATATATTCATAGTTTGTAAATGAATTTGCTTTAAACCACATTGACATAGTCAAATCACCACTAATATTTAAATTAGTTGCTCCAGAAATAGTTATATAATCATTAGTACCATCAAAATCTAAAGCATAAGGAGAGTAACCACTTGTAAAACTTAAATCACTTTGTACTAAATTGGCTTGTGTCATTCCTGAGCTTGTGCCATCGTTAGAACCAGCGTGGTCTTGAATCGTCCAATTTCCTGTTGAAGAATCATAAGTGTCAGAAGCATTTAATTTCCACCAATGGTCAGGAGCTGTAGAAAGTCCTGAAGTCGATGTAATTGGAGAACCATTATTATATAATACATCTACGTTAGTTTGGTCAATTTCATAATTTGTGAAATACATCATATTTGATATTTCAGGATACCTGTCTAAATTTAATTGTAACCCACTTGTAAATGAATTAGCTGAGCCAGTTGTATGAGCATTGCTCTGATTTATTGAAGTTCCATTCACCCAAAGTTTAGAATTAGTTATATTAGAAGTATCCATAAAAACCACGTAATGTTTCCATACACCAATCTCAACCGTTGGAACATCAAAATATTGAAAATAATTGCTTGCTAAATAAACTATTGGTCTATTAGAAAAACTTGTAAATTCTCCAATTGCTGTTCCACCGTGGTTAAACTTAATAATTCCCGAATTACTACGTTTTTGCCAAAAAGAAATTGTAAACTTACCTCCAGTATTTGATTGGTTAATATTTGAATTTATTAATTTTGTGCCACCTGGAAGACCATCAAAAACATAATCTTTCAAAGAACTATTAGGCACTAAATAATTTGCTCCATTAAAAGCATCTTGGTCTCCTAAAGGATAGTAAGCAACTGGCTTTGGAGATAAACTCATTGGATTACCTATACCAGTAGAGCTTGAACCATAAAGAGTTGTTACTTGGCTTGAAGAAAGAGCGTAGTTGAAAAATGATAATCCATCAAATTGTCCACTTTTAAAAGGTGCACCAGTAGCATAAGTTGCTAAATAAACATTTGATGTACTGCTTGCTAAAGAACCAGAAGTTGTTACAGTAGAACCAACCTGATTACCATCTTCAAAAACTTTAAATTCATTTGCTGTACTATCAAATGTCATTACGCAATGATGCCAATTATTATCAAGTATTGCGCCACCATTAATAGTATTTAAAGAAGATGTTTGTATTCTATATCTTAAATTTGAAGCTGTGCCAGATTGAAATATATAAAATGAAAAACCACTTCTCATTAATACATAGGCATTACTTGAATCAATACCTGATTTAATCCAAAATGAAATACTTAAACTTCCTCCTCCAAAATCTGGCAATCCTGTAAAATCTATATAATCTGAACTGGCAGCATCAAAGTTCATAGAATAGTTACTCTGTTTACTCTGATTAGCATTTCTTGGCATTCGCCAGCCTGGACTTAAAAACTTTGTACTCATATTTTTATTTTATTAATCTCCCATTCTGTACCAAGCTACCGGATTAGGTAGGTTTGGATTATTAGCTATATCTGCTGTTTGGTTAGTTCCTGTTTTAGTAGGTTGGTAAATATCATTATAAATTTGATCAGCATTTAAAGCTGTATCGAATATTGCTACTTCGTCTAATTTTCCAGAATATTTAGGGTAACTTGCACGATTTAAACCTAACGCTAAGTTACTTACTACAACAATGTCATCTGAAGATAATGTACCTGATTTATAACTTATTGTTCTTTCTGTTCCATCTATATAAATTTTACTATTTCCATCGTATGTGTAAACAAAGTGATGCCATTGTCCATCTGCAAATTCATCTGTTACTGAAGCGGTTACTCCAAATTGCTTACTTGAACTTCCTTGAAAATACGAAATACCATTAGGTGTAGGTATTTGACTAGAAAAAGTACCAAGTATAAAAGAATCATTTGCGTTACCCATAATACATTGATAACCCGCGTAAGAGCTATTAAACCAAAAAGAAATAGTTTTATTTCCAGAAGTTATGCTATAATTAGTATTCATATAATCATTTACACCATCAAACACCATCGAATAAATGTTACTTATTTGATTTCCAACATATCCAGGTACATAAGGGCTAATATCACTTGGAATCATATTATAACTCTGAGAGTTAGAAGTTGACAAAGGAGCGTCTCCTACACGATCTAAGATGTCTAAATTTGTTCCTATACCATTTGCATAAGTTCCAGGTGCATCAGCTGAAATCATTGTAGTAACACTACCAGATCCAGTTCCATTAGGCGCTCCAGATATTGAGTTAGGTACAGTAAAAGCTGGAACATCATTAAAATAAGCATTTTCACCAAGTCTCCACCAAGAAATAGGGGCAGTTCCAGAGAAAGTAGTTAAATCTTTTGGTCTACCATTATTATATATTTCTAATACTTGGGCTGAAGTTAGTTCAGTGTTAAATATAGAGGTTTCATCAATTTTACCATTCATATAATCTGTAGATCTTTTACCAATTTCAACTGGTGCTGTGCCATTATTCATAGCTAAATAAGTTCCACTTATAAAATCAGTATCATCTACCCTTGTTCCGTTTAAATAAATTTTAATTCCACTTGCTGAACGACTTCCGTCATAAGTGCCAACTAAATGAATCCATTGTCCTTCATATCCTGTTATAGGTGTATTATAATATCTTGAAATTAAACTACTACCAAGTTGACTATTTAATTGAAAAATTAATTTATCATTAGACATAACTAAAAAGCTATATTCAAATTGACCAGTAGTATGTTTTGATAATATCATTGAATTAGTTGCATCAATAAAATTAACCCAAGCAGAAAAAGAAAAAGGACTGTCACTTGTGCCATCTCCAAAACTAAAAATATCTGAATCTCCACAATCTATATAATCTCCTGTTCCATCAAAGCTTAAACTATAGTTACTATAAGGTGAATCAAATTGTAAATCACTTTGTTGTAAAGCTGTACTTGGTAAAGTTGTACTTACTCCGTTTGATGGTTGAGGAGCTAACACGTCAGAAATTATTTGTATAGCTCCTGGAGTACTGTTCGTACCATTATTGCTTCCAGCAGAATCTGTTATTGTAGAACCTCCAGTATCTAATTTCCACCAAGAAATGAGGTTAGAGCTTTGAGGCATACCAGATAAAGCAGCCACTGGTGTTCCATTGTTATACAGTGCACTAGCTTCAGTGCTTGATAAATTAGTGTTCCATATTTGAAAATTACTTAATTGACCAATAAAACTATAAGTATTACTATTAGCATACCAACCAACTTCAAGATTTTTTCCATTAAGATCTAAATCAGTGTAAGTCCAATTTTTAACAGGAATACTATTTACATAAAACACTGAACCAGAAGGTAAGAAAGATAGAACACAGTGAGACCACTCTTTGTTAGAATTTGTTCCATAATCAAATGAGAACTTTTGTCCATTATTGTATAGTCTAAAATCATTTTGCCTTACTACAAAAGAAATTCCACCAGTACCAGGAAAAGTAAAAATACCATCATCATTACCTGTAGTAGTTGGATTTATCCAGAAAGAAACGGTAAAACCACCAGTATAGTTGTCACCTATTAAATTACCTATTGAATTACCAAAATCTATATGATCAGCGTTAAAATCTAAAGCTGTTGTATAATTAGGTGTTTGAATAGGTAATGCAGTTGGTATTTTCCAAGATGGGGTGACAGCTACTCCAGAGGAGATGTCTGTGGCACCATTATTAGTTCCTGTATTTCCATTACCAGAATAATCTGTTATTGCAGTTTGATCATCTAGTTTCCACCAAGCTTGAGGAGAGAAAGATATATTAGTTTCTGGAGTACCAAAATTAAATAAAGTTGAAACTTGTGAAGCTGATAAAGCTGAGTTAAATATAGCTAAATTTGAAAGTTGACCATTCCAATAACCGCCATTTTGTTTTTGTCCTATTTTATTTAACGGGCCAAAAGTTCCTGGTTTAGTAGGGGAGTTATTAGTATAGTGTATACCATTTCTAAATATAGTACAAACGTTACTTGAATCTCTACGCAAAACAACGTGCTGCCACTCTCCTGTTGTAAATGTAGCTCCTGAGTTCCAAGAGCTTTTTGAATTTGCTAAATCTAAATCAGTTTGAGTTGAAGTATGAATTCTTAACCAGTTTTGAGAAAAATCATCCCCTATTGGAACAACACCAAAAGAATTATGTTTCATCCAAAAACTTATAGTAAATTCGCCTGTCAAACTAATATCTGGAAAACTAATATAATCTGATTGTGAATTTACAAAATCTAAAGCCGTTGTATAATTAGGTGCACTAGGCGTATAAACAGAATCTGCATTTAGTTTCCACCAATTTTGTGGAGTTACTGTATAAGTTGTTTGAGGAGAGCCGTTGTTGTATATGTTAGCTATATTAGTTGATTGATCTGTATTCCATATAGCTACATTAGACATTTTACCATCAAAATTTGCAAAAGTTCCAAAATTATATTTTCCTAATACAGCTTCTGAGCCTATACCAGTTCTTACACTACCTACTGTTATATTACTTCCAAACTGATTACCATCTATATAAAGTTTAGCAGTTGTTCCATTTACAGTTAAAATAAAATTATACCAAACTCCAGAAGATAAACCGGCGGGTAATGTTGATGCTCCTGCTCCACCAATGCCAATATAAAAAGTACTACCGGTATGTTGAAAAGTAACAGAATTGTTAGGAGCTGCGGCGGTTCCTGAGTTAAATAAAACAGAATTAGTTGCTATATTATCTTTATTTACCCACATTGAAATAGTAAACTCGTTTGATTCAACATTTGTTAAATCACCTAAACTTACATAATCTCCGGGTGAAGTACTATCAAAATCCATTACATAATCTTGCAATACACCATTTGGAAATTGCCATTCGCTACTTGCTTCATTACCTAAGTAACCTTGCATCTGCGCTTGCTCACCTAATGGATAATAAGCTACGGGATTTAAATTTGAAGCTATTAAGTTAGATGGATATATGTTGGGACTAGTCCCTCCATATAGTGCACTTATTTCAGTAGAATCTAAAGCTCTATTAAATATAGCTACTTCGTCTATTTTGCCATCCATTGGATATGTTCCGTAACCAAACCTACCTATTTCGAAGTTTGCTGGGTCATTATCTATGCTGCTTGGAATACTTGTTGAATTTGTGTTTTCAAGAACATTATCTACATAAATTTTCATACTTGTATTTGGTGTAAACACAGCTACAATATGATGCCATTGATTATCTTTTAAATCAGTTGTACCAGATACAGAATAACCAGTATTAGAATTATAGATAACAAATCTTGGAAAACCATCAGCTGCAATTCTACCCCATAAATCATAACTTCTATCAGTAACATTATCTTTAGAAACAATACAAACTTGTGCAGGAGATGTTGAATTTATTTTTACCCAAGCTGAAATAGTTAAAGCTCCTGTTATTTGTAATTCTGTTGGATTGCCTACATCTATATAATCCGAACTTGCAGAATCAAAATTCATAGAATACAAACTATTAACACCAGTACCAGTAGCAGGATTACCATCCGTATTAAGCGGATTGGTATTTGTGTTTATCTCGTTAGGTAATAAAAAACTTGGACTTCTATACTTTGCTGACATATTCTATAATTTAACTATCTCCCATTCGGTTCCAATATACAAGAGAGGAATCTAATCCACCTGTGAATAAATCACCTGTTTTACCTGGATTATCATTCGTTGCATTGTAAATCAACTCAACCTCTGACAAAGATAAAGCTTTATTAAATATAGCTACTTCGTCTAATTTACCATCAAAGAATACGCTTTTAGAATAATTAGCACCTATTACTTCAAATAAAGTATTACCACTTAAACTCTGTGCTGAGCCTACTGGCGAACCATCTACATATAGCTGTATTAAATTTGATGAATTTCTAGTAAATGCAATATGATGCCAAGCTCCATCTTTCATAGGATTAGAACTTAATCCACTTAAATCAAATGTCCTAGCTCCTGAACTAGTTCTATATGATACTGTATCTGTAGCATTTAGTGCTTTTAATAAATAACCTTGACTATTGTTAGCTCCAAACACATCTTTAGTTACAGTATTAGAAGAATTAATCCAAAATGATAATGTATTTGTAGTTCCATAATTCACTTCACTACTTAACTGTATATAAGCATCTGTCCCATTAAATGACATAGCCGCATTGTTGTCTAGTAAGCTTAAATCAGCTGCAGTAACTCCGAAGTTTTCTATAATACCATTATTAGCACAGCTAGTACCAGAGCCAGCAGTTTGATAGAAAATCTTATAGGTTCCAATAGTAGAGTTAGCTAAGTCAATCTCACCAGTAGAAGAGTTAATACTCAATCCTGGAGTAGCACTATAAGTACCTCCACTTGTTCCAGGAGCACTTGTTACACTAGCTGTTCCAACTTTAGGAAAACTAGTTCCGCTATAAGCAAATGTGGTTTGGTCTAATGGTTTAACAGTAATAGTATTGTCTACAGTAACAGGACAAGTTCCTGCACTTGTATATCTTACTGTATAAGTACCTGCATCCGATGCTTGTAAATTAATTACACCTGTTAACGAATCAATAGTTAATGTTCCTGAACCAGCGTGCTTGCTAAATGTTCCTCCTGTAGCTCCAGTTACTGTTGGCTGATCACTCTCTGGACTATACGTGTTAGAAGGGGGGTGGAATAAAACAACTCCTGGAGTAGAAGCAGCAGAAACTCCAGGCATATAATAATTAGTTCCTCCTATATTGTGAAGATGACTTTGACCATCATTACTATAAGAATTAGCATCAGTCTGACTAGTATACATTGGATAGTAACCATTTACATTCTGAGCGCCTGGTACAGTTGGCATTATACAGTAGCTAGCTGCAGCGTATTGTACAGTAGCTGTGTCTGTAGCAGTAACTGTTATTTGTTGGCTAGCAGTGTTAAAACACCCATTGGCATCTGTTCCAGTAACGGAATAAGTTGTATTAGTTCCTGGAGTTACAGTGATTGCAGCTGTAGTCTGACCATCACTCCAAGAATAACTTCCTCCAGCTCCAGCACCACTAGCGGTAAGAGTAACATTGTCTCCAGCACAAATAGAAGTGCTAGATGCACTAATAGAAATAGTTGGTAATGGATTAACAGTGAATGCAGCACTAGCTGTGTTTTGACAACCATTACTACCTGTGCCAGTAACTGAATATGTACCAGAAGAACTAACTGTTATTTGAGCGGTAGTTTCTGTAGTAGACCAAAGGTAAGAAGCGCCTCCTGATGCAGTAAGTGTAGCTGAAGAACCATCACAAACAGATAAAGATGGATTAGGAGTAATAACGATATTTGGTAATTCTTTAACAGTGACCGATGTAGTAGCTGTTTCTCCAGTAGAAGCAGTATAAGTAACTGTATAAGGTGTATTGTCATCTGGTGTAGATGTGTCGGTATTTATAACACCCGTAGTAGAATTAATACTTAATCCAGTTGTTGAAGCAAAAGTTCCACTTCCTGGATCACCAACAACAGTAGGTGCAGCAGTATTGCCACCATCCTCACAAAAAGAAGCAGCAGAGTAAGTTATAGATAACGCAACTTGAACAGTTACATCAAAAGTGCTTGAAGTAGGACAGTTTCCTGTAGTAGTGTAAGTAATAGTATAAGGACCACCTACAGTAGAAGCGGCTAAATTAATAATACCACTTGAACTATCTGTAAATACGATTCCACTAGGTGCGCTAAATACACCACCAACTAAACCTGTTATGGTTGGAGCAGGGTTAGAAGCGTTTTGTCTGAAACTAGATGCAGAGTAAGAAAAAGAAGAATCGTCAGCGGGTAAAATAGTTATAGTATCTTCAGTGGGGCCAATACTATAAGTAACTGTATAGTTTCCTGGGTTAGAATTACTAACATCAATAACACCTGTGCTAGAATCTAAAGAAAGGCCTGAAGGACTTGATGAAAAAGTTCCTCCTGGATTATTAATAACAGGAGTTACATCCGAACCATTTTTACAAGCTTGCGACTCTTGATACTCAAAAGACGGTTCTGCTCTAGGGTTCGAAAAACCTACACCGATTCCCGCTCCTATGTTCATATTACCAGTGAGCTATAAAATCTGCAGCTAATCCACTTCCGCTAAGTGTAACAATTCTTATTACTTGTATAGGTAAAAAAGTTCCTTTTTGAACAGCTTTATAAGTAACCTCATCACCCGCAGCAGTAACTACTTTCAAATCTCCAGTTCCACCAACATACAATATACAGCCTCTAGTGCTTTGAGAATATATTTGAAATTTATCTCCTGCAGTGGAAAATATATTACCACTTAAACTTAGTTGTGTTCCACTATCAATAGCGGCAACTAATGCATAAGCTCCAGTTGTTACATTTTCTACAATATATCCTGCTTGAACAGTGTTTGCAGTAAAAGTATCTGCGGCAGCTACAGTTAATTTGCTAGTTGCTGAAGTAGCGTTTGTTCCTGTGATTCCAGCAAAATCTGGGTCAGGTATATTAATACCAGTTGTAGTTGCGTGAACTGGTAAAGCTCTTGTGACTTGTAATCTTTGATATGCCATAATTTATTTTTTAAAAGGATATTTTCTGTTTAATGAATCTCTTCTCTCAGCGCAACCACACGGTTTGCCAGTAACTTTAGAAACTGTATCTACTACTTTTTTAATACCCGTTGCTTTAGTTACGCCCTCTACTAAGTCTCCTAATCCTTGCATTTGCATAATTTATTAGGGCAAGAAGCCACATTAAACATTAACTTAGATATAAGCCAGTTCCATTTGCACTGCATCTTAATCCAAGTGTTTTGAATCCATAAGCCTAATTTAACTAAAGCTTTTCCCATTACTTCTTAATCATTTTGCTTAAGTGGCCTTTTACACTTTTTGGATAGTGCTTCATAGAGTGATCTCCACCATAAGCGTGACCAGATTCTTTTTTAGACATACTCTTAGATTCGTCTCTTCTATCTTTCATTGATTGTTTGTGTGACCCTTTGTGCTTCATTCCTAATGACTCATCTAGTCTGTCGTTGTATCCTTGTTTCATTTTTTAAATAAATTAATGTTAGCATCTGCCATTTCATTGCCTTCAGCAATCATTCTGACCTTATCAAATCTTTTTTGCATTCTCTTCATATCTGCTAGCTTGGTAATTCCCATTCTAGAGTCTGGTCTCATATTGATCTCACGACCAAATTTCATTTCTAAACCGTCCATAATTCTTTTTTTTACAAATATAACTAATATTTTCCTCTTCGACTTTTTGGTGAACTTTTTGTAGAACCTCCCTTGCCAGCCCATAAATTCTTGCAGGCCCAATACCGAGCTGTCAACTTCGACTTGGCTGTATCACATTTATGTCTGGCTCGGAAAGATTTTCGTGCCGCAGCACTATAGTTATGACCATATCCTTTTGCGCCAAAATGAATCAACTTCTCTTTACCACCCTCACAAGCTTTGACCATTCTCTTTTTGCCAGCTCTGTCACTAGACCTAACAACATTGCACTTCATTTTACTTTTGTCCGCCATTCTCTTCTATTTCTTCGTAACTAAATACCCAATCACTATATTCTCTATTGCGATTGTATTGCTCAATGTACCACTCCTTGTCTCTAAGCATTTTTAGCTGCTTTAGTATTTGCAACAAACTGTTTCTTTCCACCAGAAGCTTTTTTCTTTTTAGCAGTAGCTGCTCTTTGCTTCTTACTTAGTCTCTTTGCTTTAGCTAGAGGCAAGCATCTGTCTGGGTTTTTTTTATTCTTACTAGTGCCACAGGCTCCTTTTATTTCGCCATCGGTTCCAATACGAACCCACTTCTGGTCACGCCATTTTTTTAGCTCACCCATTAATAGCCTGAAGTAGTTTTTTTCTCCATACCGTAGTTTGGATTGTAACTAATTTTACCCTTGCTCATTTTAGCAAATGAATCTGCTTGAGCTTTTCCCACAGCATTGTATGGAAATACTCTTTTTTTACCTTTTACTTTTACCGTTGGCATTTTTCTTTTTTTTTAATAATTTAAAATCAGCTCCTGTTATCTTGTCAAAAGGCATTGCTAGTCTAGCAATCTTTCTTTGTTTTGCACTTAACTTACTCATTTTCCGTATTTAGGATCTTTACAATATTTACTAGCAGCCATATTTGCATAAGCACTCGGGTACTTGTCAAAAGTTCTTTTTGCCCAAGCTATACCAGCTGGACATATTTTGTTTTTTTTTCTTTTTGCCATAATCAATTATTTCTTGAATCACATAAATGAAACCGAACATAAATCCTGCTAATAATATCAATAATACCCGATCTTTCATTATATTTAGCAAAGATATGAAAAAGATTGTAAGGAGACCTCACGATAGAATCCAGCCATCTCACGATTACCTCAAGTACTGGAGAATAATAAGATACTGGGCAAAGAAACAATACGGATTTACTGTAGCTGATTTAGATATAATGTTCTTTCTATATTCAGAAAGATTGTTTACCAAAACACATTTTCATAAGTATGGAAATATTATGTCTTGGGACCCAACTCGTTTTAAAAGCTTAATAGAACGTGGATATATCCATATATGGAGAGAAAAACAAGGAAAAGAAGCTAGGCTATATGAAGTAACCTTTAAAGGTAAAAGAGCTATAAACAACATATATAAGAAGCTAAATGGTGAAGCAATCGCTGAATCAGCTGAAATAAACCCTATATTCAAAGATGACGTTAGGTATATGGATAAAGTTTACCGTAATGCAATACTAGAACTAAATAAGTCTATAAAACAACAACAACGTCCCGCTCTTGAATAACTACATACGACTGATCCTTAATAATCACCTCGTGCGCTTGAGCTTTATCATAATAAACAACATCACCTGACTTAATAGTATTTACTTCTGTTCCTGGCTTGACTACCGTTGCTTTCTTATATCTAAAAGCAAACGCATCCGTTTGGGATAATAACAACCCAGACTCTGTTTTTAACTCCTCCATAACTGGAGTAACAATGATATACTTATTTATCGGCTTCATCTTCTTTCATTTTTTCAATTGCTTCATCATACCCTGGCATTAATTTAACTGTCTTCTCAGTAGCAAGTGATAATGTAATTAAATGCTGCACAGCAGCATTTAGTGATTTTATTTGATTCTGCATCAAAAGCAGTCTGTTTTCTTTCATAGTCTGTAAGTTATACCAAATGCCACAAAGAATCCTCCGGAAGCTATTGCCATTGTGTTTGGATTAAAATCTAGTTTTTGTTTGTGCCACACCATACTAGCTGCACCGGTAGTCATTAAACTTAAGCCACCTATTATTGCTAATCTTCTCATTTTAGTTTACTATGATTCATATATTGCGTTTATTATATTTTTAAGATGTACATTTGTCATTGCGATTTGTGAAGTAGCTTCAAAACTATCTTCATATGCTTTTAATTTAATTGCTAAATCAAAAATTTCAGCATAAGACAATTGCATATCTTCTTTTCTAAAATAATTGCTAAGGTCTTCAAATGTTGAAAAAACTTCATCTGCAATTGGTGAAAAATTATCTTCCATTTTATTTTATTTCTCGTGCCATTGTAATTATGGCGTTAGTACTTAATATTGTTGTTGCTACCGATACTGCGTTTTTAAGTGCGTTCTTCGTTACCTTAAGGGGGTCCAATATCCCCATCTTGTACATATCTCCAAACATACCATCCTTTACATCGTAACCCATTTTTGATTCTGAGTTACTTACCAGTCCCTCTATCTCCATAATGTCACCTTCAGACAGCCCAGCATTCATCATAATAGTTCTAAGGGGAGCCTTCATCGATTCAGACAGGTTCTCTCCCGCCAACTGATCCTCTCCATCCAACAGTTTGTGACCTTCTCTCCATAATGTTACACCTCCTCCAGGAAGTATACCTTCATCCAATGCTGAACGAACTGCACACACCGCATCATCTACCCTGTCGTACTTCTCCTTCTGCTCAATGTCTGAGTTGCCTCCTACATATATTACACCAATCGCTCCGTTCAAGCAAGCTATACGCTCACTCATAAACACAACCTCGTTCTTGTCCTTGGTATTATCCTTCTGAACCTTTAACTCTTTTACCCTCTCTTTAATGATAGCCTCGTCACCGTGACCTCCTATCATAATAGTTTCTTCCCTGCCTGCTATCACTTTATCAATCTTACCCAAATCCTCCATTCTAATTAGGTTGAGGTCATCACCAGTCTCTTCAGCGAAATACTTCCCTCCTGTAGCTACCGCAATATCGTTCATCAGCTCGTGACGCTTGTAACCAAACTGTGGTGGCTCAATCTGACAAAGCTTCAATCCGTTTCTCACCACGTTGGCCGACAATGTATTCATCACATTGGCACTGCACGAAGCAATGATCAGTAGTTTGTGTCCACCATTGATAATTGGCTTTAGTACGTTCTCAATCTGCAGTACGTTACTAATGACGTGGTCCGACAACAGCACATAGCAATCGTCTAATATGCACTCGTCTTTCTTCTGGTTATTAACAAAAGAGTTGGCACCCCACCCCCTCTTAAGCTGAATACCTTTATGAACCTCACTAAAAGTTTGGTCATTCTGAGAATTCTCTACCGTAACCACGCCATCAGTACCTACCTCTAAATAAGTATCTGCAATTATTTTACCAAGCTCTTTATCGTTGTTGGCCGATATAGTAGCCACGTCTAACAAACCTCTCTTAGAAAGCTTCTTTGAAGTTGTCTCTAGGTTCTGAATAACTCTTCTAGTGTATTCATTAATAGACTTAATATATTTATTAGAGCTAATGTTATTTTCAGCCAAATGTTTGAGACCTTCTTTGACTATTGCTTCCGCCAAAACAATGGCTGTAGTCGTTCCGTCACCTGCTATGTTCGCAGTGTTCTGAGAAGACTCCCTCATCATCTGAACCGCAAGGTTCTCCACTGGGTCAAGTAATTGTACAGCCTTTGCTACCGTAACGCCATCTTTAGTAACTGTTATTCCGTGTGTATGTGCAGGAGATTCAATAACTACTGTATTGCCGCCTGGACCTAGCGTGCTCTTAACTGCTTCGCTAATTTTTTTGATACCAGCCTTTAGCTTGGTTCGAGCCTCATCGTGTAAGACGAGCTCTTTTGGAGTGTATGACATTTGATTAAATTTTATCCAAATATATAAAATATTTTAAGCCACACAAATAAACTACAATAAAAACTTATCCTGACGGTTTTGACGAAAATTGTCGTCAAATTTATTTTATATATATTTCTTCTTTATATTTTTTTTTTTTTTTTAATAAAATAGTGTAAAAACCGTCAAAACAGTTAAATTATTTGATA